CATCACCCCACACACCATAGACACCAAACCATAACCATTCAAATTCAAAGTATGGTTCTCTCTCACATCTTGGAGTATCAAATTTGTCTTTCCACATTAACTTCCGTTTACGGAAATATGGTATCCAAACAAATCTGTAATTCCGATACAAAGATAAGTTAAATTTTGGTTTTTTCATTTTAGTTTAATTTGTTTTGTTTTCTATCTATGTTATCCCAATACCATTCACAAGTTTTATCTTCCTTTAATGGGACTTCGGTAAAGTACGATTGCATAAACTCATTAGCATATGCAGTATGTCGGTAGCAGTTTTCCTTCTTAGGACAACCTTCACCACTACACATTGATATATCTGCCATACGGATTAGATTAAAGCAATTTCGGATGTAGTATTATACTTACCCTTAACGGTAACGTTGAATACCTTACCAGTTGAATCAGCATCTCTGAATGTTTCGTAATCAGAAACCGATACGCCCTTATACGAATACTCCTTTGTATATGGAATAGAATCTGTACCATTCTTTTTAAATGCTACAACTAAATCACCACTCTTAGTATTGTATACCGTTGAGTGAATAACGGATGATTCATATATCACCGTCTCAATAACACCTGCTACTTCTGTTGTTTTTTTCATAATACTATTATATAACTTAATTTAATTGTAGTCAGGACAGTATTCGAACCTGTATGATAAGTAACTTTAAGACCATATTGTAAACCTATCTTATTGTGGTCAGCGTCTAACCAATTCCGCCACCTGACTATTTTGCTTATACTATTCTATAATCACCTAATATCTCTCTAACCTTTTCTCTATCCAATGAATCGAATTGTACATCCCAAGTATGTGGGTTCATTAGATAATACCCAACTGCCATCTCAATCTCTTCCGTAGTAGCGACTGGATACAAACCATAGTTAATGTTGTAGAACTCATTACAATACTCAATAAACCCTTTTAACTCTTCTAAGAAACTCATAACTTTTTGGTTTTAATTAACACTCTCTCTAAACTCAATACATAAAGATAATCAATTCTGCGGAGATATCCAAATTTATTTAGTTAAATAATGTTAAAAGATGTTAATTAATACAAATAGCATTTATACCACTATCGGGTGAATCCCAATCTTCAACCTCGAGAAAATCGATATCCGAAAGGTGACCCAATGTAGGTTGGTATGTTATCTTATTAATCGTTGCGTGGTTTAGTTCATCATCAGCATCAGCAGAGAATACCACATCACACTCTTCTAATATGTGTGGATGTTGTTCCACCAATGTGTTGATGTTTTCCAAAAATTGTTTTAGTTTCATTTGTCGTCGTTTAAATTCTTTAGATAGTAGCCCGTAGGAGAATCGAACTCCTATTTCCAGGATGAAAACCTGATGTCCTAACCGGTAGACGAACGGGCCTTGGTTATATGTATTCCCAATTCGGATTACAGTCCACTTATATTTTAAGTAAGACCGGTAGACGAACGGGTCGCATTGATGTGTATTAGTTACTCAGCGGTGCTTTAATAGCTGGGTGAGATTCGTATCCAATCAATCGGAAATCGGTAGGTGAATACCCCATAAACCCACCATCACCTGTAATTGATAACGTTGGTAACGGATACGGCTCTCTACCAATCTGCTCAGTAGACTGCTCCAAATGATTCAGATACAAATGAGTATCACCTAAGTTACCAATCAATTCATCTGCAACCATATTCACTTCTTTTGCTATAATCTCTAATAGTAATCCATAGGATGCAATGTTAAATGGAAGTCCTAAGAATGTATCGACTGAACGTTGATTCCACATTAGTGAGATTGCTCTATATTTTCCAGGATGGACTATCTTTTCTTCTCTTGTTGTTTTTCTAGTATAACATTGAAATGCGTAGTGGCAAGGTGGCAGAACCATTTGGTCTAATTCTCCAACGTTCCAAGCGCTTACTATCATTCTTCTACTATCCGGATTGGTTTTGAGTTCAGAAACGAGGTTAGCGATTTGGTCTATATAGTTTTTCCAATGCTCATAACGAGGTGCATCTAAATCATCTGTTTCCCACTTTCTCCACTGTTTACCATAGATTGGACCTAAATCCCCCCACCTCTCACAAAAGGCATCATCGGTTTGGATACGTTCGATAAACTCTTCTTTTGGAATATCCCCACAATCACAATCAGTTGTATGTCCACAATAGCATTTACCATCCCTATTCTGATAGTTCTTATAAGCATCACCATCCCATATGTGACACCCATTATCTACTAAGTATCTGATGTTAGTATCACCTCGTAAAAACCACAACAACTCAGTTACAATCGATTTCCAAGCCATTCGTTTGGTAGTGAGTAGTGGAAACCCTTCACTCATCTTATGCCGTATAGTGTACCCAAAAATCGATTTGGTGCCTGTTCCAGTCCTATCGGTTTTAAGGATTCCGTATTTACCTATCGTTTTAAGTAGTTCGGTGTATTGTGTATCTAATCCGTTAACTATACTGCGTATCATAATAACTTATCCGTTTGTTTAATAATGTCGTTTAACTCTATTTTCTCCTACCCGATGAGTTACCACCCCCATACTGCTTACCTTCGTAATGCTTACCTTCGTATTGCTTATCTCCATACTTCGTACCTTCGTACTTCGTACCGGTATTAGGACGGGTACTATGTACTTTGTATCTCCGCACTGCGTATGATTTATGTGGGTAATACACCGGCACCCTATATGTCGAACGTATGTGTGAGTACGGCGGTACAGAGTACGGAGTATAGTAGTATACCTCACCACCATAGATATAATACTCATCATAGTTATACACAACTCCGTGTCTACTTGAAGGTATACTAGCCGTTACCATACTTTGTATAGATACACACCCACTCATTATCAATGCTAATAGCTGAATACGCAGTATCCGTACATAGTACATTAATGGGATTATCTTAGATGGCAGTATTCTTATTTTCATATCTCTTATCTTATTAGTTATCATTCGTAGCAATAGTACCTTCGTACATTAGTACCTTCGTACAGTTGTACAAATATACAATAAATATTCCACATTACTAAATACTATCAAATACGCAGTATAGTTAAAATTTTCTGAAAACGAATCATTTCCCCCTCTCATATATGGTAGGTTTTATTGTAACGCCCATTACAGTAATGTAGGTTACAGTAATCCATATCTAGCTGAATGTACTATTGCTACGAATCAAATTCATTATGGATGTACTTTGTACGGATGTACTTTGTACGGATGGGTAACCAACGTATTACTATACTGCGTATCTGGTGTGTCACACCTACTATCAAAAAACGTTTCCATAGCGAAAAAACCTGACCTCGATATTTTAACAGGTCCGAGCCCCCTTGCAGCACCCGCCGCTACCCATAGTAACATGAAATTCAGTCCACCGGTCTGTGGGTACTGAGTGTTATCCCAACGTTATACTCTATGTGTTGTATATCCTATGTAATACTCTGGTATGCTTATACTTACCCATTGTGTGTACTTGTCTTAGTGTTAGCTGTTTTATTATTAGGTTAGTCCGATGCCGGTCAGATGCGGTTGGTAGTCAATTAGTTACATTTGTAAATTACATTTGTAATCCGTAAGGCAACGTGAAAACACCCACTCTAAATGAGCGGGTGCATTCTTTGTAAAAAACTAAATCTAAAACTATGAAAAATTCAGTAAGGTAGGGGTCATTGGCCATCCGTTATGAAAAGAGTGCCTATCCTCCGCCTACCTAATGTGGGTATGTATGGGAGTTATATTGAGAGAGTTACCATACTATACCCTATATGCCTTATTACCAATTGATTGAAGTATCTTCTTTGTCTCGATCGAGGGTGAATAACTTCTCACCACTTTCGTCTTTCATATACTTCTGAACCAATTGTTTAATATATGTCCTTTCCGAGTCCAAGCCACCATCTGTGGAGTACATAGGGAAGATTGCCACTTCAGCGGATTCGATTAGAGTGAACCCATCATAGAGTAACCCAGCCATTTCAACCGATGTTCTGGTCGATACTGCGGTTGTTATCTTACCGGCGTCCGATTTGATTTGGTCTCTGGTATGTGATACAATCTCCGCAACTGCCTTTAAATCATCACTATCAGCTTGTGGATATAACATTTGAAGTAACTCATACTCCTGCTCAGCGTTCAGAACATCAACCTCTATGGTAACGAATCGGTCAACTAATGCCCTATCTAATACTCTCGTTGAGGTGAACTCATTACCGATGTTAGCCGTAGCGATGAAAGTAACTCCTTCAGCCACATTCACAATAGGTGAACCTTCTGCCTCATCCAATCGTAAGTATCTCTGTGTCTGGTCGATAACACTCATTAGAATGTTCCAAGCCTCAGGGTGTGCTCTACTCAACTCATCCAATAGGATAACTGCGTATGGTGTTTTAATCGCCTTAACAAAGGTAGATTCTGAGAAGTAAGTACCGGTCTCCTTATTGAAGTGGGTATTACCAATGAACGTTGCCCTCGGGTCTTGTGTTGAACCTAAGTTGAAGTAGAAGTACGGTCTGTTCAACGCCTCAACTAATGCTTTAGCCGCCATTGTCTTTCCACTACCTGCCGGTCCTGTCATCATAATATTCCTACCACGTACTGCGGAACGAATGAGGTATTTCCATTTTAGTTCAGTCATTAGGAGATTCTTAGGTTTTAACTTAATACCTTCCTTATGTATAAACTCCTTAACATCAATGTGTTCCGATGGGTTCTCAACAACCGTCTCTGCTGTATCCGTATGAAGTGGTTTAGCGATTAGGTTGTACTGCTCAATAGGTACTTTACGATAACTGGTATTACTACCATTCACATAGGCCCGAATTGCCAATCCCCGTTCGAATGCCTGCTTACGATGGCCCGAACCGGTTATCTTATTACCATTCAGGACTACCTTACCATCAGTGTCTACCAATTGGTAACGATTACTGATTAATTCCACTTTGTAGATTTCATTGGTGTAACCTACTGAACCATTAATTTCTTTCTTACTCATAACTGTTTGTTTTTAGTGATTAATAACTCTCTCAACTCAATACCTAAAGGTAATCATTATTACTTAGACTGCCAAATTTGAAGTGTTAAACAATGTTAAATTATGTTAAAATATCAAATTGATAGCGAATGTGGTGTTTTACTTACAATCTGTTACGTCTCGTATGTGATACACTAACTAAAGTGTAAGCGATTGGTGTGTTTTACTTACAATTTGATAATACATACTCATCATCATCACGGCTTAGCTAATGGAATATTCACTGCTGAATTATCTAACCTGTTAATATTCCGTTAGTTACATTCTTTCCAACTACTATACTCACCACCAAACCCTCCGTTTAAGCACTGTTCCCATAACCAATCTAAATAACGGGTTTCAACTTCTATTTCTAAATTTGGATTCCAATGTATAATTTGCTTTATAAAACGTAGCTTTGGTGTTCTACCTGATTCATTCTCATACATAACATCACTCAGATGTGACTGAACTGCCATACTTAATCTAACTTCTCTCATAACTTTTTGAATTACGCTGTGTAAATACCATCAATAAATAAAAATGCTTCACCCTCAACACCAGTTCCATCAGCCGGATTACAAACAACTATGTTGTAAAATCCATCGTTATAGTCCATAATGTTATCACAATCTAATAATTCATAGAAAATCTGTTCTGTATCTAAAAACTTTGTAAACTCTACAGCGTTTAATGAACTCGCAATCTCAACAATACTTTCTGAATTTCTCATAACTTTTTGGTTTTAATTAATAACTCTCTTAACTCAATACCTAAAGGTAACTAATTCAGCTGACACTGCCAACTCCTTTTAGTTAAATAATGTTAATAAATGTTAAATTCTGCTATTATTTTGCTTTCAATCGTACGTGGTTTACATAGCGTTTAAGGGTGGTCTAATCCGAAATGAACTCGTGTGTATGGTGACCTATCGTATGTATGTATTACTATGGTCTCATCACTCTTTTTGATACTGACTGGTTTCCAATCCTTTTTTAATCCATTCTACGTCTATTAAACCGGTGCACTTATATATTATGATAGGGTAGGTGGGTTTAATACACTACTATGTTATAGGTAGTAGTATGTTATACATAGTAGTGTATTTCATATGGTAGTAGTAGCAGTGAGTTGGTAGGTGTCAATATTGTTTGTACAACTGTACGAATGTACTATTGCTACGAATGTACTATTGCTACGAATGTACTATTGCTACGAATGTACAAAGTCGTTCGTATTAGTGTATCCGTAGTTGAATTAGTCGTTCGTATTAATGTAGTCAGTTGGGTAGTGTGGCTAACCATCTCGTACTATGTACAGTGGTATTCTATACAGTCATACATTAGTATTACTATACAGCAGTATATACTCTTACTCTGGTACTATGTACAGTTACTTATACTGATTATTTATTATCTATTACTTCTTATGTATACTCTTATGCTATGTATGTATTACTTGTAGTATTACTCGTTTTAGCTGAATTATTATATGTGTCCATTTTGTAATGGATTTGATTTTGCTTTTGGTAACTATGCTATTGGTGGAATTAAATTCGATTGTATCCACATCGTCAGAAATAGTTTGAAACTCTCTGCATCACTCAATACCAAATGAGTCGTAACCTCTGCTTCCATCTTTGCACCAATCACCGCAGTTGGGTATGGAAATGATGTCTTAGAAGTTGGGAACACCAATTTGTAATAATCAAACCCGCCCTTGCTCCTATGGGTAGTCCTACTTAAATACATTCTACCAATTAGTGAAGGTGTCATAGTTCTAGTGTATGATGTATCAATATATCTTACGTCAAATCCATATTTTTTAATTCGGTTATCATCTCCTTCCAATAACTCATCTAATACCGCTGTCCCAGCGTATCGTATTTGTATCATACCAGATGCAGGTACAGATGTATTATCCGTATCTAGTGGTATATTATGTGCGAATTCCTCTATGTTATGTATTGTTAGCATTACTGATTGTATTATTAATGGTGTCCAAAAAATCATTTATATCCAAACTCGCAGTTGATACTACACATATCGGTTTACCTGTCCAACGTGTACCATTCAATATCCATTCAAAGTTGGTTTGGACTATCTTAACATTGGGTAATTCATTCAGTAGGTCTTTACATTTAGTTTTAAACCCTTTGATACGTCTTGCTCGTTCTGTCGATATCCATAACCTACCATCTTCACCGAGTGCTGCTATCTTAATATCTTTCAGCTTTAGATAGGTTACACCATCTTCCGTAACTACTTCTTTATCTTGCCACTTAAACCCATTCCTCATAAGAAAGTTTAACACCACACCATCGTTGCCTTTTGAATTAGCCATATTGATTATCTAGTTAGGAAAAGTTCGTTTAACGTTTTGGTAATTGGTACGATATTGTTGATATCTACGAATCTGCTTGAATCGCCATACATTACTTTGAAACGGTCTTGTGAATGCCCTGATGAATTACCATCTACGAAATAACTTAGAACCTTTATACCTTTCGAACGTATCTTATTAACCATTAATTTTGTGTGATTCAAAGCGATTTGGCCGGTGTAATAAAAACCATTACCTTCCCAGTTTGGTTCACCATCACATATATTAACAAAGTACGATTCAGTATCTCTGGAAGATTCTATAAAGTGATTCATAATTGCTTCGTAACAAAGTCCTTCAGGTGTTGTACCACTAGCTCTTAGTGATGGAAATAAACGTTTAACCTTTTCAAATTTGTCAATCTTAGAATCATAAGCGATAACAACGTATGGTTTAGAACCACTATCATTCCAAGTACCTCTAATAGAAACTTGCACATCTAAATTACTAATCATAGATGCCGCCTTACAAATGGCAACCGTTGTAACGATTGTTTGGTCCCAACGTCTTCCGTCCATCGAACCACTTGCATCAATTGAAATATGTAATGCTACCTTTTTAAACTTTGAAATATCTCTCGTTGAGAATACTGCTTCGTAACCAAATCCCAAACCAGCGATTAATCTCTTATCAATTTTACCACTTTGTTGTCTGGTGTTAATCGTTTCACGCTCTTCAGAACGAACTGCCAAACGTTTACCTAAGATAGTACCCAATTGAATACCTTTGGAAACTTCTGTACCACAATAGTCATTCAATTCACCTTTGTAATTTGTATAGGCGAATGGGAATGTTTGTTGTTTCATTAGTGATTCGGTCATTCGTTTTGAAACCATCACCTGAGTCTGTCCCATTGCTCTACCAAGTCCGTCAATCACCTGTCCACCTACTGTCACCATTTCAGTTCCAGATTGTTCTAATGAGTTAAGTGTTGATGCCTGTGATTTGGTAATTCCTTTCTTATTCACATCACCATTAATGAACTGCTTTTGTTTATCAATTGCTTTAGCCAATTGCTTTTTAGCTGCGTCCGAAAGTGGTTTATCTGAACTACCTTTGGGTGATTTATCAGATTCTTCTGATTCACCACCACCATTTGAAGCTGCACCACCTTCACTTTCGTTAGTGCCATCGCCTTCTTTACTTTCACCGTCAGTACCTTCACCGGCTTCTCCGTCACCATCTTCGATTTCCTCATCATTATCACCTTCACCACAATCGGTGTTGTCAATGTGAGTAAGGATAACATCAAAGATTGCTTCGGCAACTTTGAGTGAATCGGTGGTTGAAGTTAAACGTTCTATATTAGCCAAATCCAATATTCTGTATATCGATTTTAAACCTTTCAACTTAGTAAGGTCAGTAGATTCGTTATTGATATTGATAATTCGGAACAGATACGAATCAATTGTTTCATCGGTATACTCGTCAGATTTCAATCCCTTTGCTACGATATCAGCGTAGAAGTATTCGTTATACAAAGCCCGATAGTAATCTCTATAACCTGGACAGGTCTTAAAGATAAAAGTATCAATTCTACGGTCTTCAACCCAATTCGTTAAATCTTTGATGGTTTTGAATTGATATGTACTCCGATGACCTGTATTGGAGTTAACATCCAATCCCTTAGATTGTCCCAATTTGAATAACTCATCTGGAACATAGTAGTTTGGAAATAACTGAAAATCGGTAAGTTTAATGTGAGAAGCTTCGTGCAACGCCAACCCAACTGCGATATCAAACTTTTCTGGTTTAACATCCGAAGAAATTGTAACACTCTTACCATCGGTGTAAGACCCACCCGATTGTTTAAACTCAACCGGAATATTTTGGTTGGTTAGGATATTAACAAAGTTAGCTATCGCCCTGCGATGACCACTCAACTTCATTAGGTTAATCGATTTCGATTCTTCTGGAGTGTAAGAATCATTTTCTTCATACGAATCCCAAACATCTGTCCAGAACGAAGAAGCTTGTGGTTTGAAAACCTTTTTACTCATAGTTTTTACATTCATAACTTATCTCTCATTGATTACATAGTAAAGATACAAAATTATATACACACTACCAAATTATTTTAGTTAAATAATGTTAAAAGATGTTAAATTATATTAATGGTGAGTAGTGAAGTGTTTGACACGGTAAGGTACTCATTATTTTTCTAACCGCCAAATTATTTTAGTTAAATAATGTTAAATTATGGCATAAAAAAAGGAAGTGATTAACTTCCCTTTTTAATTTTATTTAATTGTAATTCGATTCGTAGTAATTCCAACTTCTCATCAATTTCTTTTGATTTCTGAATGAGTCTATCGATTCTTTCTAAAATCTCTTGTTCTTGTGCATCTTCCATCTTAATACCTTTTATAATACAAAATCATCTTTAGAATTAAATCCTTTCGGACTTGATGTTCCTCTGTTACCAACTACGGTTATCTTAGTAGAATTACCCGATTGTTGTTGTTGTTGCATTTCTTTGAGGATATCTGTTATCCCCATCAATAAGTTGATTACCATTTGTTGGTATTCAGCCTCAGTTCGTTCTTGTCCCATATATAACTATTTTATTTATCGTCCTTCGATTTGTCAGACACATTTGTTAACTCCAAAACCAGTAGTGCTGCACACCAAAATACAACAACCAAATAACACACCTTCAATATCAGCATAACATTATAGTTTTATACGAAGCTCCGAACAAACCACGTGAGTGATTTGAACTTTAACACTTCGGGGTGTTGGTTTAATAATCTGAGTATTGTCAACTCATCTATTCGGACTCCATACTCATCATCCATATCAGTCCGTTCGACGTGAAAAAGAGCTTGTGGAATTGTTTCACTCACAAACTCATTGAATTGTTCTTCTGTTTCTATTTTCATAACCTTTTTTTAACCAGATATCCATTCCCCATTATACGTGTATATCATACATCTGCCATTTTTGATGTATATAACCACGCGATTACGTTTGTAATCCCTAACAATAGTTACCGCTGTCTTCCTACCCACCATTTGCCAATGTAGTAAGACCTTCTTTTTGAGCCAACCCATAACTCACTTAATGTTTTTAGAACGTTTTTAACCCACCATACTTTTTGTAATTCCCACCATACATACTTAACTCAACATGCCATTTGTTTGCTTTTACTTGAACAGCCCTACGTTCAAATATATCAATCAACCTCAATGCGGAATCCTGTTGTTCCTCTGTTTCACACGATTGTAAAACCTTTTCAAGCCATGCGGTAACATCCGCCGTACTATTACTTTTTGCTGCCAATTTTTGAATTATATAACGATTTAATTAAAATACATAACGATTTAATGGTAATATACGCAAACGATACTACTAATGTTGCGTATAATATGGTTAGTGCTGCTACGCCATAACCACAATCCATTTCACTAAAATCCTTTAAAAGCTCGTTCATAACGTATGCAGAATTCGTTAATAATTATAGTTAATATCTCAAGTATATATATTGAGAAATAATTATTAACAACGATACGTTATTTACTAATAAATTAGTGTGTCTAAGTTGATATCATTCTTATCCAAAATACGAAGTATCTCATCGAATACTATATCGATTCCATCATAAACATCTAACTCTTCGAGCTTATCCACTCTATCATCTGCGATAGAGTTACACTTCCTTCTAGCAGTATTGATTTCGAATAATGCTATTGCCATCTCTTCGGATTTTACACATCTGAAATGATCAAGTTTATCATCAAAATCGTTTAACTGAAACTTTAAGATTGCCTTTGTCATAATTTTATTATATTAGTCCCACCAGTTATTCAAACCGCTGCCGTCAAAATATGCATCGTAATTGGTTTGCTCTGATATTTCTTTTGAATATGGTTCAGGTCCTCTGTATATTCTCCATAACTCATCCCACTCTTCACGTTCTAATCTATCAGCGTATGCATATACCTTACCATTGTGTTCTCTTTCAATTGGTGTCAACTTATCAACCAACCTAGCCAATTTTGGATTTTCTTCAACGGGTTCAAAAATCCAATCATACTCTACCAACTTACCCATCATCGACTCTGCTCTATCGATATAATTGTATTCGGCTTTGTCCTTTAGTATTTGTATTGCCCTCTGCATCTTTGCTACAACTTTATCTCGCTCGTGGTGACCTTTGGTTCGAATCCCTTTCTCCATAATGGATAGTGAAGTATGCATTGCTTCCAAATGGTAAGCGTAATCCCACCATTGATGCCTCCATAGGACTTTCCTAAATCTCCATATGTTAGCAAAGAAGTTAGGAACATTGTATCGTAATGCAGAATATGCTGTGAATAATCCACTTTGATGTAGTATTATCCTATTCAGCTTGATTCTGAACGTATCGGTGAATCTTATTGCCATCTTACTATTTTTTTACTAATTCCATATCGTTAGCGTAGAAATCTATCTCATCCCAAATAGTATCGTATAAACTATCACTAGTAAATGCTTTATCTAATAGTGAAGTCGCATCTTCATCACTACAATCGTATGTAAGTTGGATATCATCGGTATGCCATAGTGCATCTACAAAGTATCCTTCTTTTCTGAGTAAATCAATTGCGTTACTTATTTCTATTAATTCTTCTGCTGTCTTCATAACCTCTTATTATTTAAATTATTTAATCCATTCCGAATAACCCAGCTGCATAGCATCTGTAATACTTAGGTTTGGGTTTCTTTTCATATTATACAATGCCCATGTAACAACTTCGGATTGCATTCCGTAATCACCTGCGCTTAATAGTAATTCATTCACTATTGCGGTATCTTCAATAATATTTCCGTCAATCATATCAATTAAATTTAAAACTTATCTTCTAATATATCTACTAAATCCCACGCCTGATGTAAAAACTCTTCTCTATTCTCCAATTGGTGAGATGAGACCCAAACCCATTTCTTTTGGCTTGTTCTCTCATCTACACATATTAGTTTATACATATTCATACCTAAGTCAGTGTCAACCTCGCTACTATGACGTGATAGGAATAGTGTATAATTCTTTGTTTTCCAAATGTAATAATCATCGGTTGCTTCATTCTTAGTGAATGGCTCTACCCAATCGAGTCCGATAATTATGTCTGGGTTTTTAATCGTCAAAGCCCTCGCTCTCATTGAAGTTTTGTTTTCTTTTTGATGATTTACTTGGATACTTTGGTGTTACTCTTACTTTTTTAGATTTAGTGTAACCACTCATAGTTTCAGAACTGGGTAATTCTTCCCACTCTTCGATATCTCGTACACGTCTAATCCGTTTTTCTTTCTCTGGTTTCATATTCGTTAATGTTGTATTCCTACACCATTACAACATTGGATGTGTTGGTGTAGGATTGTTCTCTTCTTTATTAGTTGCTATCACACATTCGGTTGTCAATAGTAATCCGGCAACAGATGCTGCGTTCTCTAATGCCAATCGTGTAACTTTAGTTGGGTCAATGATACCTGCTTCAATCATATCAACATATTCATCGGTTCGTGCATTGTATCCGTAATTTGAATGAACACCAACTTCGTTAACCTTATTAAGTATAACATCAGGTGAACCACCTCCGTTTGATATGATAGTTCTGAATGGTGCTTGGATTGCTGATTTAATAATATCAACTCCTAACTTTTGGTCCTCATTATCAACTACGATACCATTCAATGATTCCAATGTTCGTAGTAATGCGATACCACCACCAATAACGATACCTTCTTCAACTGCTGCTCTCGTTGCGTGAAGTGCATCATCAACTCTATCTTTCTTTTCTTTTAACTCCATCTCAGTAGTTGCTCCAATGTAAATGATTGCAACACCACCACTCAACTTTGCTAATCTTTCTTGCAGTTTCTCTTTATCATACTCCGATGGTGCGTTCTCAATCTGAGATTTGATTGAATCAATTCTTGCAATGATATCTTCTTTATTTCCAGCTCCGTTAATAATGGTAGTAGTATCTTTATCAATATTAATCTTTTCAGCCCTACCACACATTGCCAACGTTGCTTTATCTAAACTGAATCCTGCATCTTGTGAGATAACAATACCACCAGTCAGAATAGCTAAATCTTCTAACATCTCTTTTCTACGGTCTCCAAACGCAGGTGCTTTAACTGCTGCTACCTTTAGAGTTCCTCTCATCTTATTAACAACCAATGCTGCCAATGCTTCTCCTTCGATATCATCTGCGATAATAAGTAGCGGTCTACTTGTCCCAGCTGCTGATTCTAATAATTCCAGAATATCCTTCATTATATTAATCTTCTTATCATACAATAGGATATAAGGATTATCTAACTCAACTTCCATCTTCTCCTGATTGGTAATAAAGTATGGTGATAAATACCCTCTATCAAACTGCATACCTTCTACAATCTTAACTTCAGTTTGTGTTCCTCTTGCTTCTTCAACGGTGATAACGCCATCTTTACCAACCTTACCCATTGCATCTGCCAACATCTTACCAACTTCTGAATCGTTGTTTGCTGAGATTGTTGCTACTTGCTCAATTTCAGTAGATGTTGAAATCTTTTTTGAATTTTTATGTAAAGTATCAATAACCACATCAACTGCTTTATCAATACCTCTCTTCAAATCCATTGGGTTAGCTCCTGCTGTAACCATCTTTAATCCACTATTGAAAATAGCTTGAGCCAATACCGTTGCAGTTGTTGTACCATCGCCGGCTTGGTCTGCCGTTTTAGATGCTACTTCTTTTACAAGCTGTGCTCCAATGTTTTCAATTGGGTCTTCTAATTCAATTTCTTTGGCAACCGATACACCATCTTTGGTAATATAAGGTGAACCGAACTTCTTTTGAAGTATAACATTCCTACCCTTAGGTCCAAGTGTTACACGAACTGCGTTAGCAAGTTTATCAACTCCTGCTTTCAAAGCATTACGTGCTTCTACATCAAATTTTACTGTCTTACTCATTTGTTTTTATTTATGATTTTTTGGTTATTATTATTTATTGTTTCAAATATACGAAAAATATTTAGTATTTCCAAATTAAATTGGTGTATTTTCAATATCATCTTCAACTATTATTGCATCTTCGATACGATTGGCAAACATATACTCATTGGTCTGAGCATTTCGTAATACCTTATCCACTTTATAGTATTCCTTTAGTAGAGCACTATTTTCAGAATTGATTTCTATGGTAAATCGGCTGACAGGTATTCTGTGTTTAACCTCAAATAACTCATCACCCATTCTAACAACATCTAATTTTCTCATTTCCAAAGTATTTGTATTAAGATTATAGATACTGCTAACGCAAGACAGGTTGTGGTTTTCAATGTAACAGGTTCATCGAACATTGTATAACTCATTACACCAAACACAATCATACCCAGACCGAAACCTAGTAATCTACTCGGCCAGACTTGTCCATCGTAAGCCAATACAAAGTTCTCTACTGATTTTATATAAAGGTATGCTAATGGTATTCCAACCAATAATGTAAGTATAGGTGCTTTCTGAAACCAATTGTATTTTATGTTCCCTTGCAGTTGCAGGAACGTAAGTATCTGTGCAAGTATTCCGTACACACTACCTAAAAGTAACTTATTCATTAATTGTTTTTAATTCCTAATAATCGTCAGAATCTTCGTCTTGTAAATCTTCTTCGTAATTCTCAATAACTTCTTGCATTTCCTCAAGATATTCAGATATTTCTTCTAATAACGGGTGGTATGTTCCATCCTCATCAATTTCCTTTAATATATCTTTAATCTCAAAGATAATCCTTCTAAGTGCTTCTTCCATCCTTATTCAATATTAAGTTGTGTTATTGGAAATAAGTATAGATAACTTTAGTTTTTATTTAGATATTTCGTAAGTAATATATAGCACAACCAAAAGAAACCTGAAATTGAGTAGAAAACTATATCCGCTACCCAATAAGAACCGCTCATATCCATTATCATTTTGAATAATGCATCGTATCCGAATGGAAGAAAGAACATTGCCAACATAAGTGACACTTCTTTGTAAAACATTGCTTTTCTTCGAAATCTGTCTTTCGCCTTTACTATCACCGTCTGCGTCCATTTTAGTTTTATTAAATCGTTTACTCTATGTGAATAAATATACTAATATAATTAAATGGATTGTAAATACTGACGGATTTCGTTACTTTCGTTAATCTTATAAACTAATTTTCCATTCGAATCTAATGAATCTGCTGTCCATAATCCATTTATAAATGCATAGGTAGAATGGATATCGTATGCTTCTAATAGAGATTCTCTGATTATATCCATAAATTGTGCATCTGTTAGATACATATCATCTTTTTGTTCCCAATTACGTTGCATCTGAGTTTCCAGCTTTGTTCTTACCGAAAGACCATCTACAAACTCATTTAAATAAAAGAATTCTGCATCTACTAATACAGACATTATATTATCAGTAGTTTCGATTATTTCGTTTAGAGTGTTCATTAAGATTTCTTTGGTTTATCTTTACAACACACTTTATCAGTTGGTGTACCATTTGCTGCTGTAAAAGAAACAGAAGCGTTATTTGGATATGATGTTGTAGTTATGAAAGGCCCAGTAGTAGAAAATGCTGATATAGGATTAGACCAATACGATTCTGATATTATAGCAGAATTACCACATCCACATTGAGTGCTTCCTTCTTTACAACATTCTTCTTTCCAATCTTCCAGTCCATCTTCTAAGGTCACATCCCACTCATCATCTTCATCGGTACAATCCCAACCATCTTCTTCGATATACTCTTCTGCTCTATCCAATATCCATTCTTTCCAACTATCTTGGTGGAATCCTAATCCCGTTACAATAGTTTGGAATGCATCGAATATTTCATCGATTTCCAAATCGGAATGGTCTAATGTAACATTTATCTCAGTACCATACGCTTTTCCGGTAAATACTGCTTTCTCATTGTAATTTGTGTTGTCGCTCATCTTTGTTTTATTAAGTGTAAATTAAATATTAGGTTCGAATCTGGCTTTGAAACTGCCATCATCATATATTGTTTCATTTTCTGAAAATACAATTGGTTCGTATTTACCATAAATATATTCAAATGCTATTTCACATTGTCTAATCCATTCAAGTTGCATTTGTTCATCTAAGAACTCCTGCTCAACCCAGCGGTCTTCTGTTTCTTCTTCAAATAAATCCGATGCTGTACTCATACCTTTAGATTTTAATGTTTAGTAAATATACGATATTTTTTTGTTATTTCAAAATTATTTTAACAGAAGTTACTGCTTCACCACATCTTGCTACGATTACCATAGTATCACCTTTCATATTCCACATTGGTGCTATTACGGTATTGATACTGCCATCGGATGAATTATAACATGCTGGATTGATTGTTGGAACGATTGCTTCCTTTAGGTTTGTCACCTTTATACTATCCACAACTTGCCAACCCAGTCCTCTCCAAGTCCTTCGATAGATTGTACCAATGGTTTCACCTTGTCTTAATACCCAATACAATGAGCTTTCCCATTCTACCTTTTCTCTGGGTGAGTTTGGTATATCTCCATTGACACGAATTGAACCCGTCACCGTATGAATGTTCTGAAGTTGTGTTGAATACAATTCAAAGTAATAGTATCCGTTTGAATCTTTGGGTAACTTTGGGTTAATTGATAATTGGATATCTTTATGGTTTAAATCAAATAGATTACCATCTACACAACTACTTAAAACTATTGCTAATATAACTATTAATATTCTCATCCTCTGAATCCTTTAATTTCAACTCTATTTCCGAAATGTATATACCATTTGATTCTCGTCTCTTGCTTCTCAATTAAACTACGAGTCATTGCTAATAGCTCTAAATCGTATTCATCGTTTACCCAACTAACAAATAACATTGTCAGTAATTTTGATTTTAGTTTCTGTATCATGTTCCTATCTCTCAAAATATACCTTACATAAAATACCATCTTCCGATGTAAATAACCAACCACGCTCCACTACAACCGATTGTCCATCAAACTCCTGCGTATATTCAAAATCTTCTACATAACGGAATCTTCTGAATCCTTTGGTTCTGTTGTTTATTATTAGGAACTGCTGTTTTCCATTTGGAAATGCGGTTTTGTAATCTCCGGCCGGCTCTGGCCATAAATCCCAACCATCTGCGTAAAATGTTCTGTTGGATTTAACCCATTGGAACAAATCTATATCATAGTATATTTCGTATTTACTCATAACTTGTAATTCTTATTAGTGGTTCTATTTGATTAAACACATATCTTTTCAATGCGAACTCCTTAGTAGTCCATTCACATTCGTATTCATCCCAATAGTATGTAAGCTCAACCGGTTCTCCAGTTGAACTTCCGTGATTGGGAGTATACATAGTTACAACTTTGGTTTTTAGAACTGCCGAATCTATAATTTCCTGAATATATTCTTTTAGAGCCATAACGTTTAAGTATTATCTGTATAGTGTTACAACTGACCCGAAATACTTATCAAATGTGGTAACTAAGTTTTCGTAATCACCACTCATCATTTCGGTTTTAATAGTAGTAGAATCAAATCCTAATTGTTTAGCTAAGTTGTTAGCTGTTCCGATTAGGAAATAAGCGTTACCTTGTGGACCTGTTAGGTCAATTTCAATTCCTACGTTTTTCTTAGTCTTTATCATAACTTTATGAATTAAATGTTAGTGTTTAAAGCTTCTGTAAGATTAACTCCAATCAGAGCTTTCGTAATATCCAATTCTTTGTAGTAACCTTTGATTTGGTGTTTAGCGCCTTCCAATGTTTGAACTCCACAAACATAATTACCAGCGATATGTTCTCTGATACAACGAATGATATCGGGAGCTGAACCAAACTTTGGTCGATTCTCAACGAAAACATAACTACAACCACCATCGATTGTTGTTCCATTATCACTTACCAACTTTGTATCGTTGTATTCGTAACAATCAATCATTCCGTTGAACCTTCCTTCTTGGAATTGTTTAGCGAAATCGTTAACTACCGTTGTAATCGTTTCATTAACCGGATTACCATACTTATCTGAAAGGTAAACTCTACAACTACAACCACCACTATAAGAATCAGAAGCGGAAGCCACAACAATGTTTGGAAACTTTTGTTTAACGAATTGTTTGATTAACGAAGCCGATTCAACTTGTCCGATTCTGATGATAGGTTTTTCTAATTTGTTACCACTCCAATCGGTAGTTTTTAAACACTTAATTTGTAATTCCAATTTAACTCCACTTAATGTCAATGTGATTTTGTTTTTCATAACTTTTTTTGTTTTTAATGATTAATAACTCTCTTAACTCAATACCTAAAGATACGCATTTTTAAGTTAACCGCCAAATTATTTTAGTTAAAAAACGTTAAAGAATGTTAAATCTTATGCACTTTGTTTTATTAACTTTAGAGCTGCTTTAATCTCTCTCAATCTTTCCAATGCTGACCATTTAGGTAATCCTTCTCTCATCTGCATTGCTCTCCGTAATAATACTGATTCTGCTTTTTCTAATACCGTAATTGCTTCTTGCATAATATATAAATGTTAGTTTAACTTAGTTGAAATGTAACCCCAACAATTCAAATAATGAGTATCTTCAGCTTTTCTAGCTTCTATCTCATATTTGTTGTTATCGTATGATTCTGTTTGTTTATCGTAATGTGTGGTTAGTGGTTGATTCTGATGTGTCCACTCATGGATACATACTCGTATCAACTCTTCAATGTTTTGAACATTGTTCCAATAGATAATAACTTCATTATCCCAATAGTGAAATACACCGGTTGTGTGGTTTTGTGTATCTATCTGATCTGATTTTTGGAAACTCCATATAGGTGCAAACTTCCTACGTTTATTTACACCGAATGTACGTTTACACCATCTGGCTACGATACCACCGATACGGACTGTTTCAGCCCGATTACCTAATCCATACTCCAATGTATACATACTACTTATTTCTTTCTAAGTAAGCACAATACCCAAATCCAACGAAAATCAACCCAATCCAAAATAAATCAATCCAAAATGTAACAGTCATAATTTCTATCTCTTAATGTTATACTACAAATATAATCAATACCATTGAAACTACCAAACTTTTAATGTTAACAAATTGTTAAATCTGTGTATATACGAATGCTAACAATGCAACTACTATTAGTATACCAACTACTAATACTACGATAGGGTCTGTTTTATGTAACCAATTCATAACTTCTAATTTAGGATTTGTTCTATAACTAATTCTCTCAAATACATTTTGCTTTCTTCAAGCATTTCTTGCTTTACAACATCATACACCTTATCCACATAACGATTTACTGCGTAATCCACTATCTTTTCCAAATCATATTCGGATAACTCAGTCAACTCATATGTTCCGGTTTCCAATGTTACTTCCTTCGGAATGTTTTCATATATTTCTTCCGATACTTCGTACAAATAACTCTTTAAGTATGCCATATTAAAAATTATTAACGTTTTCTAACTCTCCAATGTAATGATTAATCCGTTCTATAAATTCAGTTGCTTCCGTAAATCCGGCAACCTGAAACTCATTTAGTGTAGTGGTAACAATGTTTATATCGTATACCTTCCAATCGTATATTGTAAATATCTCATCTCTGAAATAAATTACCCACTGTCTTTGTGTTTTACCATCCGAAGTAGGTCTGGTGATAGTTGGTTCTCCTAATAATGTAATCAGCTGGTTATATGTGGTAGTTATAGAACCTCTCCACATAACACCTGCCGATTTTCTAGTCCCATGCTTTACGTGTCTTATGACAAATATACCATGTGTAGCGTAATCCATTACAATAGTTCGTTTGGTATTGTTGGTAGTTCTCTAAGAACCCACCACTCCGAACCATCGTATTCACTACGTTCTAACCAACTTGGTCCGTAGAACCATACGTTTCCGAACAACTCTTGCTGACCATACCCGGCATTGTATTCGAAATCAATTCCATTCCAAAACTCATCCCATTGTTGAGGACTATATCCAGTTGGTAAGATATGTTCGTATACAGTTTCAGTATAGTCATCTCCCCAATATTTGGAATCACGCTTCTCAATCTTAGCACACTTAATTGTGTACCCATCGTTTTCTGCCAATGTTTGTTTAGGCAGAATGCTTTTTAATTCATCCTTTGCGTTAATCATCTTAATCTTCTAGCTTTTCTAAGACCTTATAGTAATCACTACCGGTCATTTGTTCTGCTAATGACTCATCCAACTCATACGCCACAAACTCTTCTAGAGTTGGGTAGTTGTGTACTCCGGCACGTTTAGCGGCGGATACAATTTCTTTAAATGTACTGCTATCCATTGTTTATATAATTAAAAGGTAAATACACTACCATTTGCCACAGCGTTTGCTTTGGCTTGTTTAATCGTTTCTTTAATCTTCAATAATGCTTTTTTACTTTTGAACGGAAACCTTCTGGTATTTCCAACACCATCTGTAACTAATAACTCAGGTAAACCCGAAACATTACCTGATGGAGCGGTTGAACCACTCAAATACAAACCAATACTTTCCCAACTGTTAGAACCTGCGTAACTCATAATTTTTTAATTTTTAGTGATTAGTAACTCTTTAAACTCAATACCTAAAGGTAATCATTTTTGCTGTAACCACCAAATTATTTTAGTTAAAAAACGTTAAAAAATGTTAAAAAGTTCTATCTAAAAAACTCAGTATAAGTTGGAATAGATGGGTCATAATCAGTGCCCCACAAATCAGATGTAATCATTAAGTCTGCTGAATGCCGATTACAAGCTACTGGGATATTATGTATTCTACATTGACGAAGTAACATTTGAATATCAGCTTCGTGTGGGTTTGCAGTAAGGTCATCTATAAGAAATACACATAGTTCTATCTTACCTTCAACTACCATTGCCGCAATCTGCGCATCACCACCCATCGGACCTGATTTCTTCTTATTAACATTTGGGTGTTTGTTGGATATCGTATCGGTTGCGATTGTTTGTAGTATCTTATCAATCAACCCACCAGTTGTTCCAGTACATACCAAATTGTTGTTTAATAGGGTGAATGCATTATGCTCTACCCACTCAACCATGTCTGCTTTTCTAGCATCGTGTGCTATTAACGCAATTGTTTTTCCTTTAATCATAACTTATTGTTTTATAAATCTGCCAATCCAATCTCTGATATATCCAATTGCCATGTCTTATCATCTAATTGAATTATATCGTGCTTCTTTTTTATCCATAGTAGGGAACGAATATCGGCCCTACCATCACTCGGAGCAAGTAAGTATCTACTATTACAATTAGCAATATACCTCAGCTCTTTAACTATCTGCCCTCCACATTTCAGAATCAATGTATCGTATAGCTCCATAAATATTACCCAAATAACTCTATACGGATATCGTGTCTAAGCTGATATCCCAATTTAGTAAGATTTGTTCTAACATCATCAATCATTCCACTCCAACCACATAGATAAAATAGTGGTTTGTTTTCCATATCTTTAATAATATCCAAATACTGCTGATGAACATATCCATTTGCACCATCCCACTCTTCACGCGATAGTACTGGAATATAGTGAAAGTTTGGATTGATTCTTTCCAACGCTTCCATCTCAGCTCTGTATAGTATATCCTCCTGCGTTCTACAACCAAACACCATATAGATTTGCTTTGTTGATACCTTATTAATTGTCACATAGTTTATCATAGAACGGAATGGTGATATGCCAGAACCCGTACATACAAATACCACATCTCGTTCCAATGGTGTTGGTAAAATGAATCCACCAACTGGTGCTCCAATTGCAACTACATCGCCAACCTTACATTTATTGAATAGATAGTTAGACATTCTACCACCTACTATATTTGTAACTATAATCTCTAACTTATTAGTACCATCTGGCCACGATGCAACTGAGAAGTTTCTTGTCACTAAATCACATGGTATATCTTCTACCGCAAGTTGAATTAGTTGTCCAGGTATAAATCTAATAGGTTCTGGAGTTTTGTATTGTAATATGAATCTCCAATTCGCCGGTGATTCCTTTATAATTTCAACTACTATTACTTCATCCATATTTTTAAAAATCTATTTCAACATATATATCACTCACATCCGATAACCCAGCCGATTCTTCTTCCCTACCATATGTTAGAATGAGATTATCAGAATAGTGGTATAGGTCGCATATCGTAGCACTACCACAAAACCAATTCTCTTTTGATTCGGGAAACACTTCTCTCATCAATAGGATATGTGCTTTCATTAGATTGGCAACGGATTCAATATAACCATTGTATGTAAGACTATCTACGTTGGTCAATGCTTTGCCATCATACTTAATCTTAAACCCTTTTCTGATAATCATATCTTCGTTATCTTCCATTATTCTTCGAATAAATTAGGGTAATCAAAATCATCATCAGATTCCGAATCTTTGATACCCATTTCTAATATTTCACCATACAATTGAACTAATATTTCAATTGCCGAATCCACTTTAGTTAACAACTCATCGTTATTAGTATATACTGGGTGTATTCTTAATGTATCATCAATGAACTGAGCTACTAACTGAGTCCTGTCCATTGCTTCGTGATACTGCAAATTGCTTAGTTTACCTGAAGAATTATCTACCATAATTTATTTATCTTTTACATCTGTTGAAATAACTGAACCACAATTTGGACAAATGCTATCGTAATGGATAACACCACACGATGCACACTTTACTCTTTTATCTTCCATTGGTTATCTATTTAATACATCCCAAAGGTCTTCGGCAGTTTTTAGTGTAACTGGGTTACCATTGATGGTATAACAACCAGGTCTATATTTCTTTCCGAAATCCAACTCCCAAATGAAATACTCAATATCATTATTATATATTTGAGATTCATTATCCATATCAAAATTATAATACATAATTGCCAGTAATTGGTCATATAGTTCACCATTATCGTATGGCATAACATATGAATCAAAGATATCACTAAGTTTATCAGCGTTATCTATATCCCGTTCTCTTTGTACCTGAATTGCATTGATTGTATCTATAAATAACTGCTTTGTAAATAACCCTTTGTTTTTCATAACGTTTCCTCTGTTTCTGTTAGTTTTATGTAGTTAATATCTTTAACTTTGTAAAGTTCCGAATGTGCAAGTAATTCATCTATCTCATCTTGCATTCCCAAACTCTGCATATACCCTAGTGTACACTCCATATATATTACTTTCATAACTATTGTAGTGAGTTTCTGAATAAATTAATTGATTTAATTGTTGCCGTAATAGTTACAATGGCATCTCCAATATGTCTATCCGAATGTAGTTCATATGAATTGTTTAACAACTTCAATGTTTCGTTGGCAAGATTGACGCTGGAATTGATATCCGAAATAACGGATTCCTTACCAGCTTCATCTAACTTAGTACGTTGTAGTGTTGCATCCTTTAACTTAGGTGCTACATCGTACAACGCACTATAATTGGTTTTGTAATCTAAATCCATACCTTAATCGTTATCGTTTTGTGATAGGTCAAACACATTTGTCATAAATCCTTCTGGTTCTGAAAATTGGAATCTTAAATACATTTCGATATCTTTTACCGATTTGAAATTGATTCTCTTACTGATTGAGTTTAGTTCATACTCATCCATATACTTTACCCTACCAAAGAACTTTACCACTTTACGTCTTTTCAAGCGAAATACCGGCTTTTCTTGATCAAATTGTACCTGTTCAATGATAAACCTAACATCGTAATTACTATAAATCTCTTCTAACATTTTTACTAATGCTTCCATAACTTTTTTCTTCTTTTAATTAAATATTACAATTCTGCTTCAAATGAGCAATAACCTAACTCTTTTATACAATCTCTAATTTTGATACCTAACCCCAAATCGGCATACTCTGATAATTCTTCTGCAGTAACACCAATCTCTAATAGTATTTCATCGTTGTAACTATCCCGTACTTCAAAGAATTCATCAATGGCTTTCTTCTTATCACCTAAGAACTCTTCAATCCTTACTATTTCAGCTTCAACCATTTCTAAATGGCTTTCTCCAAAGTTATACTCCAAATACTCAGGTTGAGTTCCTTCCACACCAAACCTGTCAGCTGCGCAACTTGATTGTGTCCCGAACCAAAACTTTCCTTCAATGTCGCCAATGTAATACCTACCCATAACTTTTAAATTTTAATGATTAATACACAAATATACAAAATTTATCTGTACATTCCAAATGTTTAATGTTAAATATTTGTTAACAAAAAAGGGATACAATGTACCCCCTTTAACTTATGCAATCTTTTCTAACGTTGGTTGTTTCTTCAGTAGTTTATAAATCTTAACATTGTAAATCTTTATCTGTTTATCTACATCGTTAATCAATATATCGATTCTCTTTTTCCATCTGGAATCCATCAAATCTCGTACTACATATATACCATCGTAGATACCTGTACCTTCAATCCTAACTTTCTGGCCGAATCCGTATTTCTTTCGTAAATCCCTACTTATCGCTATTATTCGGTGTGCTCTCGGATTACGTTCATTGATTTCGAATCCACTTGCAGTTGTTGTTGATATCGTATCCGGTCTTATACCGGCTGATTGGATTGTGTAAGTTGTTACCGTTACAATATCCGGCTTCATAAACTTAAATACTTCGGGTGGATGTTGTTTCATCTTCGAAGTATGGATTGGTACAAGTATAAGAACTAACGCAAGTAATACACTTTCTAATATATTAGCAATATTCATATTGTTAATGTTGGTTAATAAAATGTATGAAATAACTTAGCGTGGTGTGTGAGATTCGAACTCACGATCTCTACCGTGACAGTGTAGCATGATAACCACTTCACTAACACCACAATATATAAAGAAAGGTTTGGGAGTAACGCCTTTCATCGGTAGTTTTTAATTACCACGTTATGCACTTCATCGAACATGCCATTTTTTAACGAGAAATCTCCCATAAAATCGGATAACCCACTTTTTTTAATTTTAGTTTAGTTTTACATCGAACCAAGCTTGAACTCATTATCAATAACCATACAAGCTAAAACGATGCGATTCTGTTTCTCCTAAGAGAATGAGCGGTATGCTGAATTGAACAGCTCCTTTGTACTGGAAGTACATTATGCTACCATAACACTTATACCGCAATATGTTGGTTTTTACTTATTAGAACCATAACTAAGTGAGCGGGTTGAGAAGTCGAATCTCTCCTGAAACTGGAATGTTTCTGTGCTACCGTAACACTTAACCCGCGAGGTAATTAAATTAAAGAGCGGTGGGAATGAATTGAACATTCTCTTTCAAACTGGAAGTCTGTTGTGCTACCGTAACACTTCCACCGCAGGTATTGATTGATGATATCCGGCTTTATTAACCCCCTACATATAGAGAAAGTGGTCACTCAATCGGTTTTATTATTTGATGGCTTCAACCATCAATCAATTTTTTGGAATAAGAATTACTTCGTATGCCCTTTTGATTTGTCAATAGCGTTCTGCAATTCAGTTTGAATTGTCACTGCTTTGTCCTTTGCTGATTTAAGTTTACCATTTGCTCCTAAGAAATCATTAGATGCGTTCAATGTAGTTGCTTCAGTAACCGTAGTTTCAACAACTGCGATATCACCAGCGATTGCTGCTAATGCTGCCCTACCATCTTTACCCTTTGGTGCTTTGGTTAACAATTCTTTATCAAGTGCAACTAACTCAGTAGTTTCTTTGATTAAAGTTTCATTTTCCTTTTTTAATTGGTCTTTTCTGTTAGTGTTTTTACCTTTAACTTCAACTGCTAAGTTACTAACTCCTGCTAAACTTAGTTTAGATTGTTTAAATGTTTTAAACCATTTAGAGTTTTCATAATTAAGAGTAACTTCTGTTTTCTGTAAAGAATCGGTTAACACTTTAAAATCTGTTGGAACATACACATCTGCTCCAGCTGCTTTAACTTCACTCACACTTGCTTTTGCAGAATCGTACTCTGCTTGTGGAAATTTTGCACAAGATGTAAACAACATTGCTGAACCAACCACTACACTAATAACAAACATCATTCTTTTCATACACATACTTTTTTTTTGATTTTTAATTAATTAATTTTACAAATATACAAAAAATATTTGATATTACCAAATATTCTCAGTAGTTTTTTTAATAACTAAGTCCGCTAGTTGTGTTAGTAGGATAACCATACTTAGTTAGTACATTACAAATATACAATAAATTTTTTAGATTTCCAAATATTCCTAATAATTTTTGGGAAATTAAGTATGCAATAATGCTTTACTTATAAATTAGGTATATATCATTCGTTGCGTAGTTCTTTACCAATACACTTTCTTGTGTGAATTCTTTTGTTAAATCTTTAGCTACCGCATCCAATACTTCGGTTGTGATACCAATGATTTCAATTGATAACGATTTTTCATTATAAAAATTACCATCCTTATCTTTGTATCTTCCTTTAACAAAATTACCAATAGTAACTCCATATATTTCAGAATGCCGGTTTAATACCTTATATATCTTTGCATTCTTCATAAATCTATTTTTGTAAGTTGCCACTTTGTTTTTAATAAAGTTCAACACTTTATTTTTAGAACTCTGAACTGCATTTACATCGGTTGAGAATGATATGATACCACCCTTATTGTAAAACGTTTTTTTATCATTATCTTCTAATAAAACACTCTCACCTTTTATATTATAGTAGGTAGTTTCATATAGTTTTCCATTACGTTTATCAACTGAAAATCCATTAAGACGGAATGCTTCATGTAGATTCTTTGGATATATAGAGTTCTCATGATATGTGGTATTACCCAATACTTTCTTTAATATATCAGTCAATTTTGTCATTATCTTTTTATTCGTTTTTGTAAATATACAACAATTTTTTTACATTTCCAAATCAATCACCGGTATAATTACCATTTCCTTTACCATAATACGAACCCATTGAATTCGCCATATCTTTATTGGCTTTATCCCATTTGTGATTTCCTTGTATCTCAAACTTATCTTTACCGATTAGTAAAATATTACCATCAGTACCATAATGACGAGTAAAATCTTTTTTCCAATCATCAAAGTTGTGCTCTTTGTTTATTTCCAACGCCCCACCCGGCTGATTTGGTAGTTTGACACGTACTGACATCTGTTGGATATCATCGTATGTTATATCTTCAATAGTCCACTTCCGAGTATCTTCATTGATTATATTCTTAACTTCTTCTCGGATTGTCCGTTCAAGTAGTTTTCGGAATTGTTCACTATTCATTGACATATTATCGTTTTATTATATTTGCGTTTTTAAGTGCCGTTGCATTTAACATCCACTGCTTTCCGATACCATTACGGATAGGTTTACGAATGAATTCATCAACTGCTTTTTGGATATCCGGAGTAACATTGTTACCATTATTTGTATTATCAACAATACGGAATCCACCACCAAACATAGTTTGGAACTTACCTAAGTTGTTCTGACATTCTTTCCATATAGGAACTAATAGATTCTCAGGCAATACTCTATCTCTCTTTGAGTTTCTGAACTTTGCCACTTCCAATGAAGTATTTACGAATACCATATATGTATCATATCCCAATGATTCTGCTCTTTCTTTCTGTGTTCTAATCTTCAAAACATCATCACCAGTACCATCTATAATCATTCCAATTCTACCGGCTTCATAGAATGCTTTAATACCCAATGTTGTTCTCTTAGCAGTTTCTCTAGCACCATGTGGGTCTTTTGTAATGGTATCCCATAAATCTGGATTTTCTACTTCTATTTTTGCTAAGTCTTTTGGGTCAATTCCATTCTTTTTAAGTTGTGTTTCAAACGCAGTATCGGAATTGATAATCTTTAATCCACCTGCTGAAAAAGATAAGGTATCACTTATACCAAAGATATCATGTGATACTTTACTCTTACCACTTCCAGGTCCACCTGCTAAGAAGATACACTTTAGGATTCCAGGATCGTACACACCTTCGTTCAGTGCTTTCTTACTTAATAAGTTCTTTAGTTTTATCATTACTCTATTGATGTATGTATATCCTATAAATATAAAATATCTTTAAAATCATTCAATTACAAACCAACTTCGTTCCATTGGATGTTTTCAAAACCATTATCTCTCGGTACTGCCACCGATAATGCTCTGGGAACATTTGGTGTACCTTTGGAGTTGTTGTTGATTAGAATTCTCTCATCTCTTCCAACACCCATTATCAATTGATGATATCGTATCCCAGCGATTTCCATTTGTTTAACGGTCACTTCTCTTAACTCTTCCGGTCTTGCAGTAGTAAGTAGAATACAATGTCCGGCTTCATACCATTCATTCATCTTTTCTTTAACTCCTTCTAACACATTAACCACATTCGGGTCTAATTCGTTAAAATATACTTGCTCAATCAATGTACCATCGATATCACTAAAAATTGTCTTAAATCCTTTTTCTCTTAAACTCATAATAATTTATTTTAATTAATAACTCTCTCTAAAATCAATACTCAAATATACAACATTTAAACGTAACCACCAAATTATTTTAGTTAAATAATGTTAAATAATTGTTAAGAATGTAGACCCGATTATTAGTAGTAATATAATAACCCACCAGTCCTCTGAGAACCTTTCTATCTTGCAACAATCTCGTCTACCTATATTTACTGCTATCCACAATATAGTGTATCCTACCCACAGAGATATTATGTTTGCCATTGTTACTCTGCTTCGATTTGAGAGGTGTTAACTACCGAATCATCCCATATAGTAGATAACTCATTTGCTGCTTCTAAATCCTTCCCAGCGTTTATTATAGTAGATGCTCCTGCAAAGTATGCTCCTTTACCAGATAGAGCTTTATCTTCTATCTTCTTAAACTCTAACAATTGGATATGTTTGAATGCTGCTTCTTCTGAAATGAATATCTTATCTATCCCTTTTCGAATGTGTACTAACCGATAAGTTGTTGTTTTTGCTATACCATCTTTGGTGCGCAATTCTCTAATAACAACTTCAATATTATAACCACGAGGTAACTTATTCATAACTTTTTCTAATTAAGGATTTCTTTACAATATGCACTCTTTACAAACTTAACACGAGTATTGAACTCATTCCAAGCATCAGCTTCCGATTCGGCTTCGATTTCTATCTCATCACCATCAAAATCACCATACAATGGAATCCAACCATAATAACTAATTTCAAACTTTTTCATAATAACTTTTATTTTTTTAATGATTAATTACTTTTGAGAATTGGGATATACTTCATACCAATTAGGATTTTCATCGATTGGAATATGTGATTCTGAATATTCAACGATTGAAAGTGATGGAGTGAAACTAGTCATAAACTTTTCTCCTAACGCACTATGTTGAATAATAGAATTAATGAAAGATTGAACAGCATAAGTGGTATCAGAACTACCGAACCCCTGGTCTTCTGGCCATTCTTCATATTCTGAAATTGTTTCTTCCAATGCGGAAAAACAAATATCACCCCAATATGGGATTGAACTTTTAAGTGATTCCCAACCTTTTATGGTTTCTAATTTTGTAACTAAGGAACTTGGATTAAATGGTAAACTCATAACTTTTAATTTTTAGTGATTAACAACTCTCTTAACTCAATACCTAAAGGTAAGTATTTATATCCTAACTGCCAAATTATTTTAGTTAAATAATGTTAAATAATTGTTAATTATCTCATATAACTTGGTCCGTAAGTATCATAACTCTGAGTACCATCGATGATGTTACCTCTAGCGTGTTTAGCCGGTGCTCTCCAGGATGCCGGTTTCAATAAATCACCTTTACGGATTGGAGCTCCTTTGAGATTACCATCTATTCTACTGATGAATCCCCATACTGACGTATTGTGGGAGATTTTAATAAACTTATTACCAATTTCAACTATCACAGGTTCAAATCTTAATGAACTAAGTTTGGTTTTGTAATACGTTTCAATTTTGGTATTGACTTCGTTAATAAAGTTGTTAACGATTGGATTGGATTTTAAATACTCTTCAGTTTTCATAACTTTTTTGGATTAAATTGAATAGTGATTCATAACGATTCGTAATACATTCAGATAGTGGGTACATTGTGTAGAAATATCACCTTTAATCAGTTTAATGGTAAATACATTGTGATAATCACACTCTCCACCATTTGTTGAAACATCAAACGGAACTTCACCTTCGATATTCCAATTAGGAGTGGCGTATATGGTAACGCCGGATTTCTTATTATACCATTCCAATGTCCCCGACATATTATCTAAAGACCCTTCAAACTCGCCAATCTCTGTGATTGTTTCTAAAACATTTTCTGAACTAATGTAACTCATAACTTTTAATTTTTAGTGGTTAATAACTCTCTAAACTCAATACCTAAAGATAGGTATTTATATCCAAACCGCCAAATTTATTTAGTTAAATAATGTTAAAAGATGTTAAATCTTCACACTATCGCCAGAATCCATCACTTTGAATCCATCGTTACTTCTATCGATAAGTTGCCAATACACACTATCCAATTCAAACCACGCGTTTATGTGAGCCAATACCTTTTTGGGTTTTAATTTAGTGTAACTATATAAATCAAATTGAATTAGGGATGTTGGAGTATTATCCCAGATGTGTATAGAAGTATCTGCCGTATCAAATAGTGCCGTTCCGGCCATTCCGGTATCTTCTATATAATTAGAAATTGGTGGAGTAACGTGCTTCATACCAATTTCAAGTGCCAATTGTTTAAACCAAATATTTAAAAGTTTTTCATTCTTAGGTGGTGTTTTAATATATCCTCTTACTAATAAGTGTAAATGTGCATCTGTACTCATAGTTTTAGTATTAAGTTAGAATTAGCTTGGATTCTTATAACTAATTACTTTCCGGTCTAATGATATGTTTTTATTAAACCGAATCTCTTTATTTGGTAATGTCCAAATCTCACCATTATCCATTGCGCAAGTAAAAAGGATATCATGTTCTTGTGAATAATCAATCACCATGAACACATATCCTTTCATCTTGTCACTTACTCTTACAATCGGAATCATTGGGTTGAGTTGTAGCATCATATTATTTGAATTTAAACCCTGTTAATTTTTCTACATTTGCAACGGGTACAATGTGGGATGGTATACCAGTTGGTTTATCTGTTGTGTTATTGAATATATATGCTTTCCATTCTTTGCTCTTTACAATGTAAATTACTTTCCAACATTGTGTAGGAACTGCTACCTTATTTGCTCCCAATACTTTTGCAATTCCAACTGAACCACACCATACATGTACAGAATCGTTTTCGTTTGCTAATTGTCTTTCCAACACCTCTACGGATTTCCAATCTCCAGCGTTGAGTGAATGATACTGGGGAGTCATATTTGTAAAGTAAAAACACTCATCTTGCACAGCAGGTGTCTGGCATAGATTCTCTGCTGCTGGCATATTGTGTCCTCTATCCGTTCCACTTCCAACGTAATCAGCCGCAATGTTTGTTTCTGCTACTAATTGTGGGTCTGGTTTAAAATTATCTTTTCTAGCCAATGGTTTAGTACATGCAATCTTTGCTTTCGTAATCCACCATTCTACTTCTACTGGGTATTTCTTTGATTTGGAAAATGTGGTTGTATAGTTTGTGTGCTTAATTGTAACCAAATCTTGTGCGATAAGTGATGTTACAGATAACCATAGAACCATAACAATTGATAAAAAAACTCTTTTCATAAATAAATATCTGTTTAAATTAGTATAGGTATAAGTATATATTTTTCAATTAAAGTATCACTCTACTACCTATTAAAAAGTTATTCAATATTGGTATACCCTTCTGAGTAGAACCACTAAACTTATAGTTAAAACTGAATCCGAATCTCTTACTTATCTTATAATCAAACGATGCCCCCAACATATATCCCATATTCGTATTTATCGTAGTAACACCACTTACCGTATTCCATGCTACGGGTGAGAACATTGTGAATACCTGTGGTGATATAACTAACTTCCTACTATACGGATATGGTTTTGTCCAAAATGCTACGATAGATGAGGACATATTATAGTTAAATTTAGTACCATCCTTTAGGAATAGATTTATAACCCCCACATTGTACCCATACGTCCCATATTTTGGATTTGGTTTGATATATGTATATCCAACTAAGTTCATATAATTACCTTGTAAATAAGCCTCAGCTGTTGAGTATGAGTGTATTGCGTTTAACCCACCATCTTTGAACATCATCTTCGTATATCCACCTGCCAATACAAACTGAGTAAGGTTACTGTATATCATAGATGTTCCACTCCAACTCTTATCTCCCATCATAGAAGATTTACTAACACCAATGGTTATGGATTCAGTATATTTACCATCAGCACCTTGCGAAGCAGTTAAGTCGGATGCTAGCAACATTGGATTCAATGCACGTTGTTGTTCTTTCTTCTTCCGTTCCTCTTCCTTTTTCTTCTTCTCTTCTTCTTTCTTTTTGGCTTCTTCCTTCTTCTGTTCTTTCTTTTGTTCAGATTTAGATTCTGATTTCTTTTCTTCTGATTTAGATTCTGATTTCTTTTCTTCCGATTTAGCTTCTTCCTTTGATTCAGATTTACTTTCCGATTTAGCTTCTTCCTTTGATTCGGTTTTGGATTCGGTTTTAGCTTCTTCCTTTGATTCGGTTTTGGCTTCTGTTTTACTCTCAGCAGGTTTCGGTTCACTCTTACTTTCAGCGGGAGCAGGTGCTGCACTTGCTGGTTTACTTTCGGTAGGTGCAGGAGCTGGTGCTGCTGCCGGAGCAGGTGGTGGTGTTGCAGTTGGTGTTGGTGGTGGTGGCGCCATTGTTGGAGTTGGAACTGATACCGCTGCACTTGCAGCTGCCGATGCCGAACTACTCGCAGCAGAAGATGCCGAACTACTCGCAGCAGAAGATGCAGCAGATGCAGCTGCTGATGCTGCCGCTGCCGCTGCCGAAGCTGCTGCAGCCGTTGCTGTATTTGCAACGGTTTGAGATATGGTAGTTGATATTACATTTGTTATGACGGTAGCAGTTGGACAAGTCATTGCTTCATATGTTACCTTAGTTGTTATCAACCAAGCTTGCAATGCTCCACTCTGAACTTCAATTGGTGTGAATGTTCTGATTTGATTGTAAAACGAAACTACTGCATTACCATTTATATAGGTAGTTACTGCTAATTTGGTTTCACCAGTACATCTGTCAACAAACGTTTGGGTATAGGTTTGTCCTTTCGCTTTATGCGAAATAAATAATATAACCGATATTATCACATATACTAACCATCTTTTCATCTACTATCGTATTGCCGTTAATTAATTGGCTGTAACGAATTATTGCAGTAACGATTTTTTGGTTTGTAACTATTGTTTAATCGATAATCTAAAGTTTATTATTTATTTACATGTTTTCCAAGTACCACCTTTACCAAACCACTTTCTAAGGTCTTCGTTTAGTATATTAGTCAGTTTTATCATCTTATTTATTTTTTAAATATCAACAAGTTATTAAATTACTCTATTTTTACATTTGTCATTGTGCCACCTGTTTATTGAGTTTTTACCACCTTCTAATCCACAATAAATACATTTTATTTTAGGTTGCTCTCCATATGGATTTCGTTTTCCTTTTAATGATTGTTTGTGTTCTTCTGATAACTTTTTGCCCGTTAATCCTTTTTTTATTTTTTCTACAACATCTAAAGGTCTTTTCTTTCCCTTCAATGCTTCACTTCTTTTTTTATTACTTTCATTACTGTGTATTCTGTTTTTTCCAATCTCACTCATCAATTTTCTCATTTCAGGTCTTTTCATTGGATTATTATCTCCAATTTTTTGTTCACTCATTAATTTTTTGGTTTCGGATGAATGCTTCATACCGTTTCTAGTAGCACCACCATCACCTTCTTCAGGTTTCAAATTTGCCCAATTAGATGAATTGACTATATCATAAAAATTTGAATAATACAATCCTAATTCTTTTAGTTTATCGTAATTATTTGTTTCACATAATATAGTTGTTTTAATTTGATTTGCTGTTATATTATGTTTTTTAAGATGGAACTTCCATTTTTTGCCACTACCCTTATATTGATATGGGTCGGATACGGTCTTTCCTAAATACTTGAGGCCTAATGGACTTTCTTTAATATAAATATATGTATTCTTCATACATATAAATATCACACTATTCTGTTTTTTACTTATTTTTCAAATATTTTTTTCTTAATCATCTTATCTAAAATGTTAGCACACGCCACATCTAATGCTTTTTTAGTTGCTGTACTTATAGATGACTGATTGAACTTAATAGGGTCTACTGATGCATCACTCATTAAAGTTAGTTCTCTTTTTGTTCTTGCTTCTCCTAATCCAGATGCTGCTATAATTGTTCCGTTTTCAGAATTTGTAAATCTAACTTGCAACCCAATTCTTGTAGTTAAATCATCCTTAATACCATTTTTCAAATTAATTGTTTCATCTTCACTAACAGAGTAGTCATAACATTCTACCTCTACAAAGTAGTGTGCCAACTTAATCTTTCCTCTACCATCCAATTTGTTTTCGGAAATACCTGCTGCTGATGCTTTGTACTGGGTAATCATCCTGTTCTTTATTTCTGTTTTGTCTTCGGTAAATTCAAATCTATTAAGGTTATCCAAATATTCTAATACGATATTTGCAACACCCAATCCTACTCGCTTCTCTTTAAGTTCTGGATACATATCATATACCTCATCACCAATACCACATTTTAGGATTTGAATATTCTTTTTAGGTCCTTCATAATCCATATATTGTGAGATATCTCTTTTCTTTTCAAAACTTGCTTTGAAATCTTCTGTTTTGGTTGTTCCAATGGTTTGCGCCATAGTGGTAGTCCCAATCAATAACATACCTAATAATACTAATAAGTTTTTCATATCTTTTATTTAAAAAAAAAGGGAAGTTTTATGGTTCTTCCCTCTTAATGTTATCCTAACTCTTCTTCTTTTTTAGGTTCTTCTGCTTTCTTAGAAGTAAACTTGTCTAAAGTATCTGCTCCCATTCCGATTGCAGTAATAATCATTACCGCATCAACTAATTTATCAGATGGTGCTATATCCTTTGCAGAGTAGCTATTCGCAACCATAGTTATACATAAGAACATTGCTCCTACAAATGCAATAACTGGTTTTACCGATATTGCACCACGTTCATCTTTAAAGATATCAACTATCCATTCTTTAAATGATAAATCTTTTTCTCTTTTTCCCATAATAATTTGTTTTAGATTGTTTTTACTGATTGTATTAAATTACCACAATGGTTCTTTCTTCTTAAATTCATCACCGTCTTTTTTCTTAACTGGTGTAGTTGCTCCGGTTGCTCCGGTCTCACCACTTTTTTCTTTGATGATTATAGTTTTAGTTTCTGCAGCAGGTGCAGGAGCTGGCATGTTGATATTAATACTTTGTGGTTGTACAGGTTTATCATTGTTCTTAGGTGTATTCACATAAGTCATTAAAAACGCACCACCTGCGGTTACCAACGTACCAACTGTACCGATAATGGTTTTCTTTAACCCACTTACAGTACCATCGTTGTGTTTTTCATTTTTAGCCATTGCCTCATCCGGCGTTTGCTCTTTCTTTGCCTTTGCCATAATAATTTAATTTATAGTTTGTTAAAATCTGTTATTCCCAACTCATTACCAACTGAATTATATATTCCAATTCGGTATGCCGATGATGGAAGTATTGTTGTATATACATTTAGGATATTATCTCCTACGTTAATATGTATCTCTTCTTTTGATATTACTCTATTAGCAATGTCAAACATTTTAATAGTAACTACTCCAGCTTCAGAAGCTTTCACATTCATTGCAACTCCAGAGGTTACAAATGGCGTTTCCAACTTAATACCTACCGGTGTAGTCATATTCAGATTGGAATTTGAGTTTGTTGGTGCAAAATTATCTTTACTGCACCCTACCATTATGATAGATATTAGTAATATTAAAAATACGTTTTTCATTTTTATTTAGTTTAGTTAGTTATTACAATTGTTTTTCCTATTTGAACTTTACTATTATTTTCTAGCAATAAATATAAAGTTTTTACCGATAATGTGTTTGTATAAAGTTTTAATGCATTTTCTCCAACTTTACCAGTAAATCGTTCTCTCGAAACTACTTGATTGTTTGTTTTATTTATCAATGTTAGTGTATAAATACCTGCGGTTTGCAGATTGAAATGAATATCCTGTCCATCCATTACACTACTTTGGCTAACACTAAAAATGTCAGCTATGGGTATAATAGGTTTAGGTATGTCCATCTTCTTACAAGATGCCAATACTAATAATATGAATAATAGTTTTTTCATTAAAATTTGAAGTTTGTTCCTATTGCAAAAACTATTGGGTTAACTTTCTTAAACCCAACCGATTCACCAAATTTATCAAATGTTTTATTAAATCTGATATTTGTATTTAGAATGAATTTTTTAGTTATTTTCCAATCCATAGATATAGCATAATATAAGTCCAAATTGAAATCATTTTTATATGAATAATCACTAGTCCCTCCATTTTTAAAAACAGTATAAAAATCACTCATACCAAATATTTGTGGTGAAATATTAACCAAATGTGTTTTGAATGTATAAGTGTACATTAGCATACATCTATATATTAATTGAGATGATGGTGGGTTGATTGGATATATATTCTTAACCCAATTTCCATTTACATCGACTGTGTATTTTCCTTGCCATTCACCTTCATATTCTCCCCAAAATGTTTTTTCTACCATTAAACTATACCCAAAAGAACCAAACTTCTTTGTTTTGAATACATCTATAATTGATAATGAAACATCTTTTTGAAAATCAAAGTCAGTTGAATAGTATGCCTGAATTGTTGAGATTCTTTTATCTGTATTCTTAGCAAACCCATATCCAAATCCATAATATTTCCATTTTGGATTTATTGATGTTGAAAATATATGTTCCCATTTACCATTCTGAGATGATTTGTTGTATCCCAAATTCAAAGTCGATGTTATTGCCTTTCCAACTATACCAATTGAAAGGTTTGATGATGAGAGCACGTCTTTTTGAAAATCTATGTATGATTGCATTGTTCCTACATTACTCCACTTAGAACTGAAATCAAATTGTTCTTTTGGTGATAATTGTAATGTATCAGGTTGCTGTAACTGTGCGTTTGTCACAAATGTTATCGAAATTAGTGACAGAATTATTATTAGTTTTTTCATTAGTTTACCTTAACATTTAATTGTAATCCACTTTTACTAACTGCATCAGTTGCTCCAATAGATATTAACCCCAATGTATTACTGATGGGTTTTATTGGTGTAAATGTGATTTTATATTCAGTTGCATTATCCAATGTGGTACTGCCATCACTTACTAATGAGCCAACGTTCACATAATCACCTCTATTAGTTCCGTAATTGGTTGGATTTCCTTTTGTAGTGAAATCTACCTTCTCAAATTTTAATACAGTATTATCGTAGTTTAATTGGAATTGAGTACCAACTACTTCTTCTTGTAATGGGTCTACATTTATATATGCATATACCTTACCATCACTCAATTCGGTTACGATTGCCGATTGTATTTGGTTTAGTGAACTTGTAGATTTTAATAATAGTGTATTCAAACTTTTACCACTTGCCCCATTTGTGCCAGATTGTAATGCTGAGTGTGATAGATTTACATCACCCTTCCAAGTTACATCTATATTATATGTATTGTTAAGTGCACCTGTATTTAAACTAAATGGATACAGGTTTCGTGTCAAATTACTAAAGTCTGTTCCCGTTCTAGCTACATTCCAATTTGTTTTAGTAACGGCATCGTATTGTGTTTTATCAATCAGTTTCATCAGATACGTTAGCGAAGTGGATTGTGTTAGGGATTGTACTCCGGTAAGATGTTGTAATAATTTAAAACAATCCGCTTCATTAAATACGCCATTATCATCCACATCTGCGTTCATATATTGAATACCCGATGTGAACTCTTTTCCACTTTCGTTTCCGAGTATACCAATATTTGCCAATTCTTTAAATGCCAAATATACATCGGATACCGTTACTATACTATTGTATAATGTATTTAGTTCTGTTTGATTGTTTGCAGTTAATTCAATTCCATGTTGTTTGTATACATTACTAACACCAAATGATACATTACAAGCAAATGCCCATCCACCATATCCAGCATTTCTGATACTGGCGTTTGTACTCGTTGTTACACCTGCTAAATCCGATGGAACTCGATACTCAGCCCAACCATTAGGGTCTGCTGTTAGATACTCTACACTACCATTGTATATTCCCATTAGGTTTACAGATGATACTGAACTCGGTGTTGTAGTAGTAAATTGCCTCATATCGATTAGTAATCTACTATACCCGTTTCCAAATGAATTAGGTTCACAATAAGACCACTCTACATTGCCATTAGATATCGTTGCCTTATATGTACCACTATTAACTTTTGCAGTATCAACATCATTACTTATATCCACTTTACCCAATCCACTCAACGTTCGGGTCTGTGTTGTTGTGGTTGTGTTCCATGCACTATTAATATAGGTATATGCTTTTGATGAGAATTTTGTTTCATCTACATTACCACCAAAGTTAAAGTTGAACTTAGCTGCCAATACATCACCATTTGTATTAGATACACTATTTGAAAAGAAATCAGTAAAGGTTTGATCATCTGGGTTACTCCAAGTTCCATACTCAATTACATATGGGTTACTCCAATTGTTAGATAAATCATTCCACTTATTACCATTCCATTTTGTTACTGCGTAATCCTCACTATGATTTGCACCATTTGGTTCACCATTTGCCCAGTTGTTATAAACTCCGACTATATTTCCAGCAGTTGGTCCATTTGCAGTTTTCATAATAGTTCCTTTTTCAGGTCCTGCATCAATTACCCATGTACCATCTTTTACTTCATCCGTTGCTGCAAACCATATATTAGTTTGTGGAACATTGGCTTGAATGAATAAATCTTCCTGAGAAGATGTAATTGTTACTAAATATCCCGTCTGTCCTTTGAATGTAGTTAATAATGATAATGCCCTTGCATTCGTATAGGTTGTACCAGTTGTTACGGGTTTGTAAAAGTGCCCATTCACACCATTAAAGTAATACCCAGTTGGATTAACACACGCCGCTACCGATATAACCACATTACCTTTCGTTGTACTTGTGTTTATCTTCAGAGATGCCAATGCGTTGTTGATATCCGATTGAGTTCCGGTGAAAGATATACGTGTTATATTACTCCAAGTAGTATATCCACTTGAGTAAGTTAATCCCGTTGTAGTTGATACGGTAAACGTTGTTCCGGTTGGTGGTGATACTAAACTAATTGATGCAAATAGAACATCGGTAGCATTAAACCCATTCAACGCAAACCCACTAGCATCTTGTCCAGATGTACTTTGTAAGAATGATTTAGAGTCTGGAGCAGTAACCGTTTGCCCATATGATATGAACGAACATACCAACAACAATAGTGTAACGAAAATATTCCTCATTATTCCACAATCAAATTAACTTTCTTTCCGGTCGAATCGATAGCGTCTGATAATATAAAGTAGAATAATCCAGCAGTATTTGTTAAGGTAGTTTTTGGTGTGAATATCAATGTGTATGGTGTTCCTACTTTAATTCTTGCCGATTTCAATTGGTCAATAGAACCAAATGTTAATCTACCATTTTCGTGTGTTGAAAAGTTTGTTATCGTATTACCAGAATCAAATAAAACATTATCTAATGTCAATTTTGCATTATCATAGTTCATAATCACTTCCAACCCTGCTAAATCAGCTCTTGTCAATGTTGTAGTTAATATCACTTTACCATTTTCTAACTTAGAAGCCACACTTAATTTAACATTCTCCAATACCGGTGGTGTGTATGACATCGTTGTGATTGCTGAACTCTTTAGATATGTAATTGTATTCATTCCAGTTGAAACATTACCAGATGTAATTCTACTTGCAATTTCTGTTGGAGAAGATGAATGTGAATAATCCAAATCACCAGCCCATGCATATACCATATTAACGGTTTGAACAGGCGCAGTTATCGTTACTTTGTTTTTATTAGTACCATCAATCCAATTCTGATTTAACAATGCGCTTTCAAAACGGAATGAAGTAGCAGTTGAGGTTGGTATATATGCTTTGGAACTCATATCAATGCCCATTATATAAGAGAATAAATAGTACGCATCGGTTTCGTTAAATGTACTAGTACCCGTTCCATCATCTTTTGATACATTACCAATTCTTTGGTCTCTGACAGGATATGTAAAGTAATTAGAAGTACCATCCAATCCAACACTCGTAACACCTAAGAATGCTTTATAAGCATCTGCAACAGTTACTACATTATCCATCCAACTCTTCTGAGATGCTGGTGTTACCATTACACCAAATATATCCCCTACTTTAACTTCAGTTGTAAATGTGACTTCACCATTCGAATCCAATGCTTTAGTTGCAATAGGTGTTCCTGCTGAATTTATACTAACACCATCCGATAGTAATGGCATTAATTGTATACTATGGTCTGCGATTGTGTATCCAGATGGATATAATACTCTTACTTTGAATTGCGAAGTAGCACCCGTAACAGTGCCTAATGATACTTTACCAGTTGTAGTAGTGATTGGTGAAATGTTTGTGGAAGCGGTATTAACTGCATAAGATAAATCTAACTTATGAATATCAGTATAATCCACTAAATCTTTAAGTATGTATTTTTGAGTTGCAATATCACCATCAATCGAAGCATCTGTTCGTTGTACGGTTAATTGCCCAACATTCCAATCTGAATTTGCAGTATATGCCCAATTCGATGATTGATATTGTCCATACAAACTAGTTGCATCAGCGGATGAGTTCTCTGTGAATTTGTAGTTATTCCAACCTGTGTAGTAAGTTTGTACGGAAGTACCTTGTGACCAAGTTGTAGATACATATGTCAATGCTTTATTATTGTATTGGTATCGTAACCAAAAATAACGTGGAGTAGTTGAACCACGATTGACGGTATATTTGACTTGTATAGTATCGCCTACTTTGTAAGACGATTTTGTTACTATTGACTGGTTTACAGTCAGTTGCGCATTTGTAGTAAATGCGGATAGTAATATTATTCCAATAAAAGCTAGTAGTTTTCTCATATTACTTTGGTAGTAGTTTGGTTATAAGTTTATCGCAACCTTTTTTGAGTGCATTACTCAACGAAGTTTGGTTGAACTTACCACCCTCATCTACTATCAAAGTTGATATCGAGATTTCTGATGAAGATTCTTCAACCATAACCTCTTTATCCTTTTTGCCATCCTTATAAAGTGTACCTTTAAGTCTGATAACAACTTCTTCCTCATTTTTGTGGAAGACGGAGATATTCTTTTTTGTAGTTAGAACATCTAAATAAACTATGTCCACCTTAATCTTATTCTGTGCTGATGGAGATATATCATACCCGCTGTCTTGTAAATACTCTTCTAAGATATTTTTGACACCGAATTCTAATTTTCTGTTTCCTGCTAATTTACCGATAACTACTCGGTTTGTCACACTCTCTACGAATACAGTACCACTGGGAGTTGCTCCATATAGACGTGTTGTACATAGTTGCAACAATAATGCAATTACAGTAAGTACAATTATGCGTAATGTGGTAGATTGAATAATTCTTCTACCTATACTTTGCTTTAATTCTATAAGTTTATCTATCATACTACCATTTTTTATTACTTATATATATATAAAAAATGATTGAAATATTCTGTTTTTAAGCAAAAAATAATGGGAAGTGTTACCTCCCCATTAATTTACTTCAAAAAAATCGTATTATCGTAATGAATTACTTTCCTTTACCCATCGTAGTTATCATCTCATGTATCGGAATCCATAAACAATATACTCCAACTGCTTCTAAGAAATTCAAATCACGTACTGAATCTAATAATTGAGTTGCGTATGATAATGCTAACCCTATTATAGTTGTTACTAACAAAATCTTAAATGTACCAAATAACAATTCTTTCATTTTATTAAGATAAGAGTTTGTAAAACTCATTAAAATGTTTTATCCTGTCTTCTAACCCGATAGTTCCGCCATTAACTCGTTTGGTAACTACTGTCACAGTTGCTTCGTTTGCTCCACCATCGGATAGTTTGTGTAAACCATTCTTATTGAAGAACCACGCTGCTGATGCTAATGGATACTTAGTTGCAACTAAATCTGGATTAGATACACAATCCTCACCAATTGATTTGGTAAATGCTGTGTAGTTATCTTTACCAGTTAACTGAATAAATCCTCTGCCATGGAACTTCCAACCTTCACCACTTGCTTCATCTCCGTTACCCATTCTACCACCATAAATCAAATTGGCAATCTTCTCAGGTTTACGTTCGTATGCTAATGCTTTCTCTTCTGTTGGGAAATACTTTTTGAATAATCCTAACAAACCTTTAGCACCATAGTTTAGGTTTTCTTGTACCAATTTAAATCCACCACTTTCGTGTCCACATTGTGCTAAGAAATGTGCTAATCGCAGTGGTGTGTTAATTTCGAACTTAGCTGCTGTATCTGGAATCTGTGCGATAACTGAATCTGGAACGTGTCCTTTAAGTTTATCCAAATTGATACCGGTGTTGTTCGTTGTAGTAGTTGCAGTTGTTGTAGTAGTTGTTTCTACTACATCATCATCTTCTACTTCTTCAGTTTCAACTGAGTTACCCATAATCTTAGCCCAAGTACCATCACCAACAATACCATCCGCAGTTAATCCGTTCTTTGATTGGTATGCTTTAACTGCATCTTCGGTTTTTGGTCCATAATTACCGATTGGGTCTAATCCCAATTTAATTTGTAATTGCTTTACGTTTTCGTTGTTGTCACCTCTTTTTAGTAGCATACTTTTTTAATTTTTAATTTTTTAATAAATAACCTCTTCAATTTTACACACATTAGATTAACTACCTACCTTGCCCTCGATAGTTTCTTTCACTCTTATCGCGCTTATTCCAACGTTTATGTGCATTACCACTAACCTTTTTACCAAATACAACTTTGGTTACTCCGGATGAATCTGATTTTTTTCCTTTAGCCATTGGGAAGTTATTTATTAAATGTGAATACTACCTACTTCTTAATAGGTTTTTTTGTCAAACGTTTTACCGTATCTTCAACTTTAGTTTCTACGTTCTTAACTTCTGCTGCAACTTTCTTAACATCTGCTTCAACTTCAGTTTCTACCGCCTTAACTACTTTTTTAATTGTTTTAGCAGCAACTTCAGCTTCTGCTTTCAAATTCTCAAATGCAGTTTCCAATACATCTGGAATATTGTTATTGTTAGCATCTGCGATTTTATCGCTCTTCATTGCTAAATAAATACCTACTGCAAGAAACACTATTGCTCCTACTGTAATTAATAATCCTGTTACCATAATTTAATTGTTTTAATAATTGTTTGTTTTTAAATATAAATATAAAAAGTTTTTAATTAAATTTAAGTCCGAAAAACTCATAATTTGCATTAACTGCGTTTAACTCACCATTAGCAATGGCTTTTGCTTCTGTTGAGTATATTGCATCTACGGGACATTCTGGTATACATGCTGCACAATTGATACATGTCTTTGGGTTTATGTATAACTGCATCCCTCGCTTTTCATCTTCACTCATACCTGCCAACTCAGCTGATTTACCAGTTGGGTTAATTGGTCCATGAATACAATCTACTGGACAAACTGCTAAACATCCACCATCTACACAATCTATACAAGCTGAACCAATTATATGAGTCATTGCTTATCCTTTAACCACGATGATGATTGTATCTTTTCACCTAAACTATCTACTAATTGTATACCCAATCTTTCGCAAGTTTCTCTTTCTAAAATGGTTTCCAATGTTTGGTCTCCACCATTTGCGAATAGAATTGTTTCCATCTCCGAATTCTTTTCCTTTAGGAGTTCAATCGTTTTATTAACACTTCTATCGGTATCAATTGATAATACTGCGTAATCTACACATCTCAAACTATTGATTATCAATAAACGTTCCAACTCATTCTGAAACTCTTTTGAACCTTTCAATTTTATTTGGTGGTCTGAGTTCACTATTACTATCAGCTTATCTCCTAATTCTTTACTACGTTCTAAATATTCAATATGCCCCATATGTAATGGGTTGAAATATCCACTTGCAATAACTAATGTTTGAGTATTCGATTTCATATTTTGTTAGTGTCTTTTATTTTATATCTAAACATTAATAATTCACGCATCATATCATCATCTACGGTGTATTCTAAATCCCAATCTGGAATGTAGTATTTCACTTTATATCTTTCTATAATAGAATGTCTTCGAAGTTTTGTCTTAACATATTCTTCGGTTTCGTTTTCTTGTATCTCTACACAATACCTACTAATGTATTGTTCGATTAATTCTATAAGATTATTCTTCACCATATAAAGAAAAACGTTTTACGGGTCTTTCAACTTCTTCCATTTCGATAGTTTCAACGATACCATTTCTGGCATCCATAAAGAATTGTGTTTCATCTGTAAGTTGATACCACCCTTCCAATGCATCTGTAAGAGATTGGAACACTTGCGTTCCCTTTGCAGGGTTCGCAAATGTCCATCTATCTCCAGGTGGGACTCGTTTAAGAACTGCGGTTCTCTGTTCTTTGAGTTCCGTTGTCATAGTTAGAATACCTCCAGTATACGAGTTTCAGAAACTTTAACTACTTCATATTCTAGCTGAACTGCTTCGTTAACGAATTTCTTCACTAACTTTGCTTCTGCTTCCGTAACACTTAATGCATCCACTAAGTAGTTTTCTTTTTGTTTTTTAATCTTTCCTTTTGCATCTTCGATTTCAACTGAAACCGTAACTGAATAATACTTTGCCATAACCTTTTCTGTTTTTAATGATTTACTTAGATTCTTCTACTGATGCTGCACGATACTCTGTAACCAACTTCTTAATATCACCGATTAAACCTCTTGCGTTTTTCTGTGATGTTTTTGTTGCTTTGTTGTGCTCTTCTTCAAACTTAGTCCATAGACCTTTTAAGGTTGCGAACGTTTCTTCTTTTTTACTCATGATTTCTAATTTTAATTAATAATAAACAAATATACGGAAAATAATCGTAATTACCTACGATTTAGCCGTTTTTCTTTTCTTTCTTTTTGCAATACGCAATTCTTCCATCATCTTATTGTGACTTGCTGTATATCGATTCTCTACCGAAACAGGCCCACCTTTAGTTTTACTAAGGTCATATTTCCAAATTGAAATACAATCATCATCTTTAAAGATGTATTGAAACTTTGTAACCTTTTCCGATTCTTTGGATGTTTTTACTGCCATTTTATTGATTTTTTAATGATTCTGCTTCATCTGGATAACCATGCTCAGCATACCAATGTTTTACATTTCTTTCACCAACTAATAGAAAGAAACAATTGTAACATAATGGTCTTATATTCTCTATGTTTCTGTTATTTAAGTTCCCATCAATGAAATCAATCAGTAGTGGTGATTTACCATCTGTAATACGTTCTTCACTAAATTCGCAACTACTACATATCTTTGGAATAATACCACTATTGAATAACTTATTCTTAAACTTATACATCGGATACTTCATATACTTCCCATTCGCCAAATCTTCAACATCAAACTTGCGATTATGATAATTTGTCTTACGAACGATACCCTTACACGATGGATTTAATAAGTCTTCGAATATACCATATAAGGTAGCATACTTTTTGTATGTGTTATACGATACATTTAACATTCTAGCTGCTTCTGCTGCCGATTTGGCTTTATCTTGTGCTGCACGAATCTGTGATTCTAAGATAGGTTTAAACCCAAGCCCTCTTTTTGTAATACGTTCCTGTATATTTGGAAAGTATTGTTCATCATTTATTTCTTCCATACTTTATACAATTAGTTTCATCAATTTACCAAATGTTTCATCAATTGATTCCGAAGTATCTAAATCTATAAAGAATGATTGTGGTGTTTCGTAATCCATAGCAAAGAATGATTCTTTACCTCTATTACGTTTAGTGTGACAATATATCTCTTGTACCTTACAATCTGCTTTAAACTTATCCCGTAACTCTCTATAAGGTGCTACTAATGATATAACTACATCATTACCGCACGAGTTTAGATACTTAGCAGTATTAAATGCCAACTCCATATTCTGTTCTCTACCTACTTTGGAATAATCATCGTTTGGAAATACCTTTCGTAAATCATCCCCATCGATGTGAAATACTGATTTTCTCCAATTCTTTTTATCAGTCTGTAACCAAAATTGTAATCGTTTACCAATGGTAGTTTTGCCACTACCTGGTTGTCCTGTTAATAGGAATACTGCCATCTATGAATAATTTATAACTGTTTGTCAAATATAACTAAAATATTTGGATTTTCCAAATATAATTTATTATTTCTTTGGTATTAGGGTAGTTAATTGTAATGAATGTTCCGATACCTGTTTGGGTGCATTTGGTATATCGTGTTTAACTCGTCTTACTTGAAACTTAACATTTGGGTATTTCTTCTTTAATCCACCTACCGCAGATACATTCTTTTGTGAATCATCAATAAAGAACACATCATTAAAACCACGTTTGATTTGGTCTTCTATCCAATCTGCTTTCTTTTGTGGATTATTATCAGCAAGCGCTTCAACGTAGATACCATCTAATCCAATATCACGTAAGTAATCCTTAACCGGCTTATATGCCGAACGTGCAGTAAGAATAACTATTGTTCTTTCTCCTTCGGCACTTGCAAATGTTTTCAGTAACTTTGTAACTCCTTTTATTTCTTGTGGTTGTCTTACTTGGTTGAAATCTGAGAAATCAAACGTATCCCCAACCTTTGGTGTATAAACTGCGTATTCACCAGGAGTAAGTGTTGATTTCTTACCATCCTTATGTGTAATATATATGTTTGAACTGGTTTTGACAAGTGTATCATCAAAGTCAAACACACGCAACTTACGTTCACTATTTAATTCGAATAATGGTGTGAATGCGTTTACTGCTGGGTTTCCGTATATCTTCCCAAACTCAACCTTCATACCTTCCCAAATTCCTGATGTAAAATTGCTAATCATTTAATATCTGTTTCTTTTTTGTTGCTCTTGTTAACTTTCCATTTTCGTCAGTTAAGAACTCAACTTTAACTCTAAGTTCTGCAACTTGACTTGTTAATGATAATACGAGTGCTCTTAAATCATCTTTCTCTTTTCCTGCCGTTAGTAATAAGGATTCTAATTTAGCAATTCGTTTACTATAATCAACTCTAATGTATTCATCGTCTCGATGCCTTCTGTTAGCTCGTCTTTCATAATAAGAAAATGCAGTAGAACCTCCTATTACGGTTATAAGCGTTACAATGACTCCATATAAATTTTCCATTTGTTGTAGTTAGGGTTAGGTAGTTATAACGATTGGTTTTATTTAACTCGTCTATTACGTTGTTCCTGCTGTATATTATATGGTTTATCTATATGATATGCGATTGCGTAATCTATAATATCTTCTAATGCGTTAAATGAGTGTTGTTGTAGAACTCCATCAAATTTTATCCAATATGATTGAGATGGTGCATCAAATTCACCATATCCAATTTTTATACCATTATAGGTTACCACAACATAGTTACCATCGGTTTGAACTACATACTTATCTTTAGCAATCTGCTTACCTTCTGCAAGTGAATTCTTATACTTAACCAGTTCGGTCATTTTATTGAATACCTGCTCTCCACCATCTTCACCCATTCTATATGCTCCACCGAGTTTCTCATAAATCTTAACTTTATGAGCCATTGGCAGATTCGTTTCTGCTAATCGTTTCCAAATTTTAGGGTTTGTTACTTCAAATTTCATAATAAATGAGTTGTATATACTGCTATAAATATCAAACTTTTAATTAAAATATATTACGAATTGGATTTTATTAACTCATTCAGTCCAATTGTAAACAATTCTTCATTTTGCTTTAGGTATTCTTCTCTTCTATCTATGAACGAAATCTTATCCTTATGTGTGGTTATTCTATCGAAATAGTTCTCACACACTATTACATTTCTAATTTTGAATTGCAGTATCATCGGGTCATTTAGTATTTGTGCAGCCCACATTACATAGGTATCATCCAGTCCATAGTGACCATAGTTCTTAGGAAATTGTGCAGCATCTAATAATGGTTTTGATATAAGCGTAAACCACCCACCACCAAACTTCATAAATGGCCAATCTATTGGATTTCTATTATGAACTACCTCCAGTTCCATTTCAGACTCAGAATCTATTATAGTATCAATATATGGGTTATTTGTAGCTTGGTATCCGATTGGTTTTGCTATAAATCTTTCATTTACTAAACAATCCCAGGTCTCATCCCACTGTCTTACTATCTCAGGTGATATTACAAACTTAGAATATCCAGCCGATTCAACTGATTCTATTGAGTGTAACATATATACTAATGTTTTTGGGTCATACACTATATCGGTATCTAACCACAAATACCATTTAGAATCACTATATGATGATATTCTACGCATAGATGTACACCCACTAATCTCAGTAGATGATATGAACTCACTTACCCCTGCCCAATCTGTTAGTGGTTTCAATGCCTGAAACTCATCTATACATTGTTCTTTACTTACAGTACTCTTACTCCAATCTATAATCTCATCCGATACACCCATTACGATATTAAACCGTATCTGTGAACGTTGCTTATCTGATAATAGTTTCTGACCGATACCTAATCTGTGTAGTGATTTTTCCAAATCATTCAAATCAGTCGGTGATATCCATATTACAATTTCTAACATGCTTATTAAATTAAATCCTTTACTTTTACCATCTTACCAAATACACTTATTTGATTCTGCCCTACTAATGGTAAATTATCTGTTAATAGAAGTAGTTCTTTCTTATCTATTACAAACCGATATTCATCTCGTATTTCAACCGGCTCTTTCAATTTCATTTTATTTCTAATGTAGTTTATTACGGTATGTGGATTTACTCCCCATGCTATATTACCGATTCGAATAATATTGTGATTTTCGAAGTTAGTTTTAACCAAAGATTCCATACTTCTCTTATGTTCACGATATCTACTATATCCATTATCTTTAATATCTAATACAATCGAACTGAAATAAAACAAACACTTACTTCTATCTTGTACATTCAATAGTTCTATCTCCCTTTGAAATTCAGATTCACGTGTTTCCGAGCTATTAGATACTCCCGCTGCAAAAAAGATTGCACCATCCCTATCATTTAAGATAGAACCTATATCACCGTTACCTATAATCATAACCTACTTATATTTTTCTAATATCTGCGATTTTATGGTAGGATTCCTATCATATTGATGTACCACTACAAACTCTTCATTATTATTTGTGTAGAACTTACCATCTACATATTTTGGTGTTGGTTCTGTTAGTGGTATTTCATTTGCTTTTATCAATACAGTTCCTAATTGAGTCGCAAATCCTGCTTCTTGCTCTACGAACTGTACAGAATGTTTAAAATGGTCTAAATGTATTAGAACATTCATTGCAGCTTGGTCGGATAGTTGCTGTGGGTTATCTGTTGTTTTTGCCCATCTATATATCTCAATGAATAAATCTCTAAGTGCATCTTTCTTACCAACCAATGTTCCTGCGCAATAACTAATTTCATTCTTTAACCATTCCCACTCCATCGGAAAACTAGTCCCACTATTTACACAAGCCCATGGTTCGTTCTTCATAACTACACATTCGGAAAATGCCAATATATCTCCTGTCATATTTTTATTAAGCCAATCAATTGGGTCTTTTTGAAATACAACATCCTTTACATCTGTCCAAATTATCACATCGGTTTCGTATTGATGTAATATCATATACATATCTTTGAATCTTTGTAATATGATGTGCTCAAATGGTTCAGATTGGATTAATTTCCAACCATTAACATTCAGATAGTCAACTACTTCATTAGAAACCTCATAGACCAGCATAAGCTTCTCACCTGTGAACCCACTCTGTTTAATCGACTCTACATATGGTCTGATATCATCTACTCCGTATTTGGTTATACAACCTACTATTGTGTATTTCATATTATAACTTTATTAATGCATGGTCTTTAAACCCCGTAACTACTTCAAAATTAATCCAACTATCTTCAACTTCCCAATGTTCACATAGGTTATCATTCTGAATTATTTTATACCCACCCAACATCATTACAAATTGTAGTATAAAATCTGCCCAACCTATTATCTTATTTATCTTTTTTAAATCATCGTAATCTTTCCAAAGTGATGCTTTGCATCTATTCCATGCATCGATAAATTCAACTCTGTTAAAGATAGTTCCTCCACCCGATGCGTATCCGTTTACTATCGGATTACCACCAAACGTACTTACATATGAAATAAATTGCTCAGGTATAAAATTAGGTCTCATTCTACCAGTTGGTGATGGTGCAGTCGGATGTATTGCCATAGAGAAATCCGTATCCAGTATTGATATATTCCTTAATACAAAATCATCCTCTTCCAGTAACATCATATATTTGGAATCTGTTTTATTACATGCATCATATATACCACGCAACCATTCGAATGTGCTTTCTTTTGACCAACATTCATAACCAAATTCCCTACCACCAAAGTTACCACAATATCCTAACTGAAAATTGTTTCTACTAACCGTAGCATTAATCTCATCACAAACATTGGTATAATTTGTGATATCTCCTTCGAAATCCACATTTATAAAAATATCAGAGTCCGGATAGAACTTTCTCAAACTATTTACAGACATCTTACCACTCTCATAGTTTCTAAATGCCCAAAGGTAACCACTTATTAATTTACTCATACTAAAAAAATTTATCGGCAATCGGTATGAAGATACATTCACCATTTGGATTACCATATTCTATAACTAACTCCTTGTCACCATTGAACAGTGAACTATATTTTTCTCTTATATCCATAATAAGTGAACCACATAATCGGAAATCTTCTAAAAAAGTTGCCTGATTCTTAAACATATTATCCTTACCCACTCCATACTCCAACGTAAAATCTATGTTGTTTTCAGTTCTAAGTTTATTGTATAGTTTATTATTTATAATACCTGGAGAAATAGCGGCGTGATTTGGTATTCCCTGATATGGTACATCTGTCCACATCATGCATAGGTATAGTAAATCGGTATGTTCTTCCCAATATTCTAAAGCATATTCAATAGATTTTTCAGATGCAATTGTGTAATCATCTTCCAATAATAACATATAATCACATTCATTATTATCAGCATCCAAAGCCGCTTTCCACGAACAATACGAACCACCGGTATTTTCACGATGGATTACTGATACTCTATCATCTATATTTTGTAGATGTTGTAGATAGTTGGTTGCATGTACCATAGTAGCTTCTCCTAAGTCGGATGTGCAAACTACATATATCTTATGAATATCTAATTTAAATTTGTTTATCAAATCTAAATGAGTTTTTATATAAAATAAAAAATCATGGTAATACCCATCATTACAATTATCTCTTTTCCCAAAGTATGCAGCTATAACGTATCCAATTTTCATCTTTACAAATTTAAGTTATTTTTTTGAATTTTCCAAATTTTTATTATTATTTTTTATATTCTGATTTTATAATTGACATTATAACCGAATCGACATACTTTCCATTTTTATATACATCATCTCTTTTTATACCATCGATTACAAATCCCAATTTCTCATATATACTTTTAGCCAATGTATTTGTAGAAAGAACCTCAAGTGTTATTTTGTGTAAATCATATTGTTCAAATAAATATGGTATAAAGATACGGTAAGCTACTTTACCGTACCCTTTAGATTTATACTCAGGCGCAATATCCGCGCCAATGTATATGTTTTTATTCTGAATTGAGTGATTTGATACTCTGAAATACCCAACTCGCATCTCATTATCTAAATCCCATATTATCCAAAAATCTGGATTAGTTTTTTTAAACCAATCGTATGTTTCTTCCAATGAATATGTTTGACTATTATGTAAATATTCGGATGCGTATTCATTACGCACCCTATTTACAAATTCCAAATCATTTCTTGTTATTTTTACAAAAGTTAAGTTCATTACCAGTTATATCGTAAGTTTGGGCAATCATTTGGATACCAATTTGTAATTGGAATTAATATATCTCTACCATCTCTATTTCCAAAATTTATAACTGAATCATTATCAGTCAAATATAGACATGCATGTTTTTCTTTCATATCCCTAATCAATATACCATTTTTCCTATACTCTTCTAAAAAGCAAACTTGGTTATTATATATTGCCGTTTTTCCAGGAAATGTAAATATTGTAAAATTTATATTATTTTCTTTTTTTAATTTATTATATAAGTTTGCATTTAGCATACCACCTGCCATTTGAGCATGGCCAATGATATCCAACCCATCTTTCATATATCTTTCATTACTCCACCTTTGACAAAGATAAATCATATCAGGGGTTTCTTTATAATATTCTAACATATCATCAATAGAAGTGTCAATTATAGTATAATCATCTTCTGTGAATACAATATAATCGGAAGCATTTTCATCAAAATCGGAAACAACTTGCCAGCCCGCATATGAACCTCCTAAATTGGGTCTATTGAATATTACAATGTTTGATTGCGTTTTTAATAATTCAGAAAAATAAGAATATATATATCCCATATCAACTGATAATTCATCATATGTACAAACTAAGTATATTTTGTGCAATTGATTACCAATTTTTTCAAATACTTCCACATGCTTTTTAACAAAATACAAATAATCATTTATATATGCATCAGGAACTCTATCTCTATTTCCTGAAAAATAACAAGCTATTGCAATTGAAGTTTTCATAATTTTATTTATTTTTATAAATTATTTTTAGGTGTATATGATATATTGCATATACCACCATAGTTTTTTATTCTTTCTAAATTTACCCAATCTTCTTTTAGTATACCTATGTAAATACTATCTAGATATTCTCCACATTTATGAATTGATTTTCTCCTAATACCTTCTTGTTTAAAACCGGCATATTCTGCTGATTTAATACTTGCTAAATTATTTTCTAATATTTCACCATCAATTCTATTCATATTTAAAACCTCAAATGCAAAATCCGTACCTGCACACAGTATGGGTTTAGAAAATCCCCTACCTCTATGTTCTTTAAAAACATCATGAGAAGAAGCATATGTCCTATTATACCAATCAATATTCTGTATTTTATATAATCCAACTTCATTATCTGTCTTAGTATCAATTGCAATTAGAATTAAATGAGTATGTCTATTTAAAGATTCAAACCATTTTTCTTGTTCATAATCATTTAGTAATGTAATGTTATGTGTACCAAACCAAGACTCATTTTTTAAATCTTTTAATTTTGGTAAATCAGTTTTTTCTATTTTGCGTAAAGCAATTCCATTTTTGTGTATATACATAACATTAATTTATAATCCCCCATCTATTCTTAGATTTGTACCAGAAACATACTCATTTTCTATGATATAATCAATAGTATTGTACAACTCTTGAATATTTCCCCATCTTTTTAAACCAATCGTTTCTTTAGCCATCTCTTGATACTTTTCTTCAACTCTTTGGCCCATACCACCATCCCAATATCCCAATTGAATGGTATTACAAGTGATTCCAAATTTTACATTTTCTTTATTTGCATTACTAACTAACCTATCTACAAATGCTTTTGATGCGCAATAAACTGAATTTTTTGGTATATTCATTTCAGAAAATACTGATGATATTGCTATAATTCTACCATATCTTTTTTCAATCATTTTTGGTAAACAAGATGATATTATATTAATATTACCTTTTATATTTACATCAATCATTTTATCTATTTCTTCTTGGTCATCTTTTGTTATTTTACTCAAAAATACATCATACTTTTTTGCACTCATATTTAAAACAATATCATACTCATTTGAATCAAAAAAGTGTTTAACTGCATCAAATGATATGATATCGACATCCTTACTTCCAACCGATACTACATTGTATTTTTGTTCCAATAGTGGTACTAATTTACTACCAAGCCCACCAGTTCCACCAAATACTATTATTTTTTTCATTTAATATATTTTAAAATACTAACACCATATGTCCACCCGGACCCAATCGCTGGCATAACAAGTATATCTCCGTTTTTTATTTTATTTTGTTTATATATACTATCCAATGCCATTGGAATCGAAGCACCTGCTGTGTTAGCAAACTTTGCCATATTGAATACTATCTTTTCAACTGGGAAATCAAGTACCTCTGCCGTTTTTAATAAAACCCTATGACCAGGTTGATGTGGAATAATCCATGCAACATCTTCGTTAGAAATGTTTAAGTTCTCCAATGAACTTTTAATAGTTGAAGGTAAAATACTAGTACCAAAATCATATACGGCTTTACCATCCATTTTAAATGTACCCGAATGATGACACGTAAATGCTTCTTTACCATTTGCATCACCATATAAATCGGTATTTATCCATCCGTTTTTTACTTCAGATAAGATTATAGCACCTGCCCCATCGCCAAAGAAAACACAATCTTTTCTATTCCAATCTGTTATTCTGGAATATGCATCTGCTCCGATTAATAAAATATTCTTATATTGTTTTACACTTATTAAACTTGATGCCATCTGTAACCCATATACAAATCCGGTACAAACTGCATTTATATCAAACGCTGGTTTTTTAATACCCAACCTCTTAGCCATAATAATAGCAGTAGATGGTGAAATTCTATCGGGACTTGATGTTGCAACTATAATTAAATCAATATCATCCTTAGTTATACCAGCATCTTCTATCGCTGCCATCGCTGCATGGTATGCCAAATCAGATGGAACTTCATCTTGTACAATTCTTCTTTCTTCGATTCCTAATTTTTCTCTTGTCCAATCTGAGTTCGTACCATTACCCAATAAATCAATATCCGCATTGGTTAATATCTTTTCTGGAACATATGAACCAATTCCAATTATACCAATATTATTTATTTTCATTTATTAGCCGTTTTAATATTTTATAGTTCGTACCTATCTTTTAATTTCTTCAATGTTTCTTTGTACAACCCAATATCCTCATCTAAAATATTACCTCGGTTGTATATCGTTGGTTCATTGATTTCCAAATATTGTAATGCACCATTACCCATTTTGGATACCAACTCTATACAATTTTTTACAAATAACGGAGATAATAATACCATATTATCATATAGTTCTAAAATGGTATCAGTAGGTAATATTGGATATGATATTTTTGAAATTATTTCTCCAGAATCAAACTTATTATTTATTTTATGAAAAGTTAACCCCTGATATTTGATCTTTTGTTTAATACTATGATATAAAATATCACAACCACCCCACTCAGGAAGTAATCCCGTATGTAAGTTAAAACAATTATCCAAATTTAATATTTTTTTATCATATTGTATCGAAATAGCTATATCATATTTATCGGTAAATTCTATTGGTTTAATCGATGGTGGTATAATCCCTTTTATCGTAGGATTGGCTGATGGGATATATCCAATTATATTATACTCATCGTATTTCAATAATTCTTCACATACTTTTTGAGTCAAATATGTTGAACCATATATTAGTATATCCATTACCAACCCTGCTTAATACAATCAACAATATATTGTCTTTCTTCTTCAGTTACCCACCATCCAACCGGTATTGATACTACTTTTGGTAATACCCTATCCAATGTTGGTAACGCCGATACAAACTCATTTACACACGTATGTTTATCATTTCGTTCATGTACCTGTGATACTACAATATTGCATTTTTTCATCCATGCATAGAATGCATCTCTGTTTTCTACTAACATACTATAAATCCAAAATGCTGAATTATGTCCTTCTTTTCTTTCCAATAATGTAACACCATTAACTCCTTTTAGGTTTACATCATAGAACTTAGCATTTGCTCTGTGCTTTGAGATAATAGTGTCTGCATCTTTTAGATTCTCAATACCAACAGTAGCACATACATCGTTCATATGAAACTTAAATCCCCACTCTGGTATATCTGCTTCACATCTGAAATCCTTCTTATTACTATTCCTGTCGATACCATACCAACGAAGTAGTTTTGCTCTATTGTATAATTCAGTATGTGGTAATATCAACAACCCACCATCAATTGCAGTAATGTGTTTAATTGCCTGCAATGAATACATAACAATATTACCATGATTACCGAGCTTCTTTCCTTTATACTCAGACCCAAATGAATGTGCACCATCTTCGATTATCGCAGGTTTAAATCCATACATTTTCTGACATTTGGATTGTATCTCAGCAAGTCTATCTAAATCCAATGGATACCCACCCCAATGAACTGCCATAATTGCTTTGGTTTTTGGACTTAACTTTCTTTCCAAATCATCTAAATCCATATTCAATGTTTTCTCATCGATGTCAACCCACTTAATGCTTAATCCATTTGCTAATATCGGCCAATTAGAAGCAGTACAAGTCAATGCAGTTGCAAGTATTTCATCACCAGGTTGGATTCCAGGCCATCGGTCTGTATACATTACACCCGGCCATGGTGTTTTCTCAGAAACTAATGGTTTCTTTAATAATTGTAATGCCAAATGTAATCCGGAAGTTCCAGAATTTAATGTGATTACCTTATCTGAATTGAAGTATTCATTCAAATTTGCTTCGAACTCTTCTACTTTAGGTCCTTGTCCAATGTAACCACTATCCAATACCTTACCAACTTCTACTTTGGCGTTTGGATTCATATGGACTTTAAATAACTGAATTGGTGTGTTGATTGTTTTCATATCTATTTTTCTCGTAATAATTTAAAATTCAAATCGTATGTTTTGTTAATATATTTATATAAGTCTTTTCTATTTAATATCTCCATAAGATTTCGTTCTGGAGTTGAAACTTGTCCAGTCTTTCTAACATACGAAACAAACTCATCAAATATATCAGAAAATAATAAGGTTGTAAGTGTTTGATTTGTTATGAATAGATTATCATCCGGTATAACACTACCTTCCCAGTGGTGAGCAGATATGTTTATCTTTGTTAAATCTAACTTTTCTAAGAATATACGTTCACTTCCTAAATCATATCTACTTCGAATAACACAATCATATTCACCTTCTATTAGTTTAACCGATTGTTGCCACCCGTGATACATTGGAAATCCACCAAAGTTATCATTAAACTCATATGGTGTTTCCAAATTAAATGGGTTATCTCCCGTTTTTGTTACTCCTTTTCTGAAATCCTCAAATGAAAATGGTTCTTCACATATGTATTTTTTTGGAGTATACACTTGCAATACTTTCTCATATTCTTCATTCTTCCAAAAGTGCAGGTATACATCCGTATCATAGTTTTCAATGATATGCCCCCAACACATATCATATGCTTCTACAACTTTTCTGGGTAATCCGGATAATACTAATGCTACTTTCATACTAAATATTTATCGTTTTCTGCACCTGGAATCTTAACTACGATAATTGTGATATCATCAATTGCTTCAAACTCAGTTACATCGTTTGGTTCTACCGTTATTATATCTCCATCGGAATATTCAACACCATTCATAATAGCTCGTCCATCCAATATTACTGATATTTCTGTTGCTATTTTATGATAATGCTTAGTATCACGCTCTCCGGCTTTGTATCTCTTTACTGCTACTTCAACATCGGTTGTCTTATATAAAGTTGGTTCAAAGTTTCCTACAAACCACCCTTTAACCATATCACTCAGCTTGTTTAATTTCATTTCTGTAAAGTTTTATATAATCCGAACAAATTCCTAAACACTCTGTAATGTTATCTTTACACATTTCAGGCATTACTGCTATACTATTCTTAATTGGTTGATTACCTGGATATGCCCAAATTACCATTTGTGATGTTATAGTAACGGTATCAGATTCATGCCAAAAATAATGGAACTCAACTAACTCATCAAATAATTCCAATGCTGCTATATTCTTACAATGAATCCATAACTTAGTTATTCTACTACGCAACCACTCAATATCTACTGGATACGTTGGTTCATCGTGTCCTAACATTATAAACCCATTTACTACCCATGCATCTATTTCAACATCATATCCTGCTTTGATTGCAGAATCTATGTATTCGGGATTGTTTTCTACCTCTTCAATCCGGCCATTTATGTTACCTCTGTGAGAAATTAGTATCATTTGTGATTTTCTAAATAATAGTTCAAGTCTTCAGGTGTACCCAATCCCCAAACTTTTTCTATGTTATATATTTTAACTAATTTACCATCTGCGATTGCTTCGTTATAAACAGGTGCTACATAGAACTCATTATTAACTCTGATATTCTTATCTATCATCTGTTCAGCATATTTTACATAATCCGACCCCTTTGTCCAATAATAAATTCCAGCAGTTGCATTATCTGATATTGGTCTCTTCTCAGCTACTTCTGTTACATACCCATCAACTACTTTAGCAAAAGACCACTTTGTATCCAAATGCTTGAATGTAACAATATTGCCATCGATACCTTTACACTTTTCAATGAAATCAAATTCATCCCACTCTAAGAACTCATCTGAGTTAGATATAATAAGTGGTAGTTGGTTGTTAATGTATTCCTTTGCTAACAATGTAGTACATGCTGCTCCTTCTGTTACTCCATCAACTTCTACGATATTACATCCAGGTGCAATTGTACCCAATATATTATCTAAATCGTATAATTTTCTATGTGATGATTGAACAACAAATGTAAACGTAGCATCTAACTTTATATTATCAACTACAACCTGTATCATAGGTTTACCATTCGCATTAATCAATGGTTTTGGTAATTTATATCCCACCGATTGAAATCTACTTCCCGCACCTGCCATTGGTATGAGAATATTTAATTTTTTATCTTCCATATTTTGCCCAATCATTATGTTTAAATAATCCTTCACCGTGTGCTACTTTATATGTTTGCTGTGCCCACCATTTACTAATGTTTCCTTCTAATGCAATACCATCTCCTGCAAATCCTTCAACTGTATCTAAATAGAAGTTTCTCTTATATAAAGATGGATTATTGGTCCAATTTGCCCAACGAGATGTTGAAACAAAATAATCACCATCACGTTGTATCTTATCTGGAAACTCAACAGCAGGGTCTAACCAATGTACAGAATCCAATAGATGCGGAGAAGTACACTCAATCTCTGGATCATAGTAGTTTAACTCATTACCTCTATGTCTAAATGAAAAGTGTGGGTGACCTGGTTGTTCTCTATGTCTGTATCTTACACACGCATATCCATTATCCAATAATCCAATTCCACTCTGTAATCTATCATATGTAGTTGTTGGATTTTCAATTAAGTTCCAATCATGCTCCAATACCATTACATTATCAGTCTGTGCTGATTCTGTAAGTTTGATGAATGCTTTTCCTATTCCAATATTTTCAACTTCATAAATAGCTTTTAATCCAAAATGTTCTGCTATTTCTTTATCTATTCCGTTTGCCTCTTGAAAAAGTATTGTAATATCATTTGAAATATCAAATAATCCATTTTCGTAATATGTGGTTAGCGTGTCTACTAATACCTGCCCACTATGCCATGCTAATACTCCTATACTGATTGGTAACTTTTCCATTTTTCTATTAATTTATCCACAACTTGTACTTGTGTGTAATTATGTAATACTTTTATCATTCCGTTGTGAGCTATTCTCTCACGTTCATCTTCATTATCCGTATAATAGTTCATCTTCTCAATACAATCAAACATATCATCGTAATAAATGATATCCTCACCTTCTATGAATAACTCTTGTAGTTTTGTTTCTATTGGTAACCTATCCGTTATTACCAACTTACCACAAGCCATTCCTTCGAAGATTCTACGAGTGATTTCTTTCCATCTGCTATTCTGAATAACCATTAATCCCGTATTCAAAAACTCAGTATGGTCTAATGCACCCATTCCACCTTTATTTCCGATTGAACCTTCTGCCCAGTTCGTAATATAATCTAAAAATTCCGAATTTCCAAGCCCTCGAGTGGTAACTGCTACATATTTTGGTTCTAAATTCATCGGAAACTGAACAGCAGTATCTGCAAAGTGTGGTATCCATATTGCATCTATACCTCTATTACGATATTCATCACAAGCACGAGTATCGGTTGTAATTGTTATATGGAATCGATTTGCCTTTGGTGAATTTCTATCGAAGTTTTGTGGGTCATCTCCACTCTCTTGTATCCAAAATGCGTTAGGAACTAACTCTTTGTTTAGATATTGAGAATCAAACCTACCCCAATCCATAAACAATACAATATCAGTATCCGGCTTTGATTCAACCCATTGTTTTAAATCGATATCGTGATAATGCCCTGTACGATTAGAACCTATTGATATTATCTCAGTATCCCAACCTTTTAGTTTGAATTCATTAACCAACGCCATTGGTGTACTCCACTCTTCACCACCTTCGTATGCGTATATAAACGTTATTTTCATAATGTATTATAGAAATCGTTTTGCTTCTCTTGTCTATTAATCTCTTTAATGTGTCTGATGCAGTAGATATCATCTGTTGGAAATGATGTATAACTTTCAAATCCTACAATCTTTTCATGCACTTTATTCACCCAACCTATTTTATCAGAACGTTTGTAAATTCTTGTCTGATAATCGGGGTGGTTGATATATCCTTTCTCATTTACAACCCATCCCCATTTTTGAATATGTTCATCAGTAATACCATTGACAATATTAATACGTGGAACTATAATCAAATCCTTATCAGAGTTGGTATCAAGTAGTTCTTCTAAATTAATAATAAGATTGGGGTCTAAGTTTTCATCTGCATCCAATTGAAAAATCCACTCTCCACTACAATTTGAATTGAGAAAGTTCTTCCAGTGTGCAAAATCATTACCAAACTCCGATTCGATAAGTTTTATTCGTTCGGAATCAGCATGTAACTCTAAATACTCAATTAATTCTGGCGATGCTTTGGGTGTATCCAATAATACCACTATCTCACTATTCTCACCTTTATAGTTTAATAGTTGAGTCAGTAATGTAATTGTTTCATCGAACTCGTTGCATACGGTAATTGCGTATGATATCTTTATATTTTCCATAACCTTTTAATTTATACTTTAATAATTCTACCAACGTTCGTATTTAGAACGAATAGTAGCTGTACCTTCTTTTTCCATAGTAGGTGGTGTCCAACTTGGTTTATATGGATTTGGAGATGTGTTTTTGTTACTATCCAATAGTATATGTGGATTTACTGCGTCAACTACTGAGTTCAGTTTATCTACCACAATACTCCATTGTTCCTTTGTTAATGCCGAAGTATTACCTGCTGCAAACCCTCTTAACCAAAGTGTAAAATCATGTGAATCCATATCTATTATTTATTACGTGTTTGTGTATTTTCATCTATGCCCGTTACATTCTTATGTGTAGGTGTTAGCTCATTTACATCCATATTCAATTCAACAACAGAACCAAGTCCACTTAACTTATATGTTCTATACGAATCATTTGTAATTATGGGAACTTTACTAACTACTGATTGGTAGAATGCTTTTGCTCCACCCTTCATTTCCAGCTTTTCAGTATTCTCATTTACGAACTTACCAAAGAACTTCTTTATCAATTGTGGATTAATCGTTGATACCTTAACACAATGAACTACATCTTTTGATTTTGATACAAACAATGTGTATATAATAGGTGCAGTAGATTCGCCATAAACACCCTTAGTGCCATCCACATATTCGTATTGTTTTATAAGATAGAATTTTGCCCTAACCATAGTTTCGGGCACAATTCGTTTCTTATCATCAATAAACTTACGATATATGGGATTATAGCTTCTCATTAGTTAAGCGTTTTCAACTTTGGTAGTTTCAGTTTCTCAAATTTAGGTTGTATCTTATTATAAATATCGTAAGTTTGTAATATATTATCAAACCCTTCCGTCATTTTCGATAACCCAAATGTTGCAATGTTGTGCTTAGCTAACTTCTCAGCTGATATCTTATACTTTTTATAGTTCTTATATACATCTTTGATTAGTGGTAATGCTTTCGAAATATTTACATTAAACCATTTTGATTCTTTAAGTAGAAATTGGTCTGCTGCCGATTCATGTACTTCTTTCAACTCACCTTCCAATAATACTGCTCCTTCTTTTAGAAAATCTAAATGTCCACTCCAATTACTTACTAAGATTGGTTTACCAGTCAAACTAAACTCTAATAGTGGTCTGCCGAATCCTTCACCTTTGGTAAAGTTTAACATTGCTTTCACCTTTGGATGTTCGTATAATCCATTCATCTCAGCTTGAGTTAAATCACCATGCAATAGATAAACCGGAACAGTACCATAATCAGAACCTAATGTCTGACGAATCATACTCACAACTCGTTCTCTATCCAATATACTAAATGCACCTGCTGATGTTTTTAAAACCAATGCTGGCTTAACCTTTTCATTCTTAAATGATGTAGCAAATGCTTTTATCATCATACCGATATTCTTACGGTCTTCTCCTAAGTTACCACGTAACCAATGTCCAACGAATAAGAATGCAAACTCTTCGGGAATCTCATCTAATTGTGCAATAGGTGCTATCTCCTTTGTAGCAAAATCCTCTTCATCGAACCCTTCAAATAATACATGAACCGGTTTCTCAACTCTATGTTGTTTAATCAGTTGTTTGGTGTTCTTATCCGTTTCGGTATAGATTGTTCCAACTAAACTCAACTTAGCATGTTCAGATGGTGCAATTATTAAGTCCATTCTGTTACACCCATGTATCCAATCAATAGCACATGCGGTAGTTTCGATACCGGCTGTAATGCCTATGTTATAATGTCCCATTGGTTGGAACTCATTTGGTACGGTTACCTGAATATAGATATCTGGCTTCTCTGATACATTCTGAACTATGTTATCAACTACCCATTTATGAAATGCATTATCATAGTTTAATGCATCCATTGGAGTCGAACCCCATCTCGTAGAAACGATTTTAATATCAAACCTATTTAATGTATATAGAGAATGTAATAAATCTCTCGAATGTTCTCCATAACCACTTCGAGTTGCTACTGGAGCTTGGTATACTAACGTTGGTCTATTCATAACTTCTTATATTTTTACTAAATTATACTTCTGACGTGGTTTCCAATTGGTAAACGTACCTTCTATACCATCTACTAATGTAGAACACATTGCTTCTCTACTTAATAAACCTTCACCCAACATCCATTTTCTACCTTTTAATGCTGCGTTTGTACGGTCTTCTTTTGGAGTAGCGTACCATTCTGCGATAAGTGGTGCTACATCACCAAAATCAACTCTATCATCAAAGATATATGGTGTAGGAACTGAACCAGTTGTTGAACGAGTCGGCCATATTGGTTTAACCCAATCTCCCCATACCACCGTTGGTTTTGTGTATTTATCATGCAATGAACCAATCTTTACATAATCTTCAGCGGTTAATAACTTACCAGTACCTTTATCTCTGAATCCACATTGGTCTTGCATACCACCTGTCACATTTACAATGATAGGAGTACCTGCCATTAAACTTTCTGCAGTAGCCAAACCAAATCCTTCGTTAGATGCGATATTGATTGTGATATCTGCCATATTATATAGGTAATTCAATTCTTCTTCTGTTAATCTATCATCGAAGAATTTAACATTTGCTTCTGGCATTAGATGTTCAGCTACGGTTACTAAATCCGTACCATGCTCTTCAACTGGCGCAGTTTTCATCAATAGTAATGTTTTAGCTGCTTTCTCAGGAGTTAGTGTTTTTCTGAACTCTTCAAATGCTAACATCACATCAATTGGTTGTTTTCTTCTGATATTTCGGTTGTTCCAATATACAATGAAATCATAATCACCATCACCAATTACTCGTTTCCTAAACTCAACAGGAACATCGACAGGTTTGTATAAATCAGAATTGATACCATGAGGAACATAACTCACTTGCCAATCGGCAGGTTTCTTCCAATGTTTCTCTTTATCCCAACTCCATACTCGTTTGGTAATACCATATGTTTGTTTAGAGATACACCCAATCCAATCACAACTTTCGTAGTAATTTCTGTTGTATTTTGGGTCTGGTAGGTCATCCCAAATATGATAAAATAATAATGGAACTGATTGACGAATTTCGTGTTCAATTTCGTATAACCAAATCCAATATCTTGGGTCTGTAAAATGTAAGATTGCATCGGGTTGTTCAACCATTAGAAGTTGTCTAAGGATACTCGCATCACCATACCCATCAAATGGATATATCTTAACATTAGCATCAGCAACTCCTGTCCTAGCTCGGACATCTTCGTTTAGGTCTAATACCTTACCTGCTTCTGGATGTTTGATTGCCGCTCCTAATTGAACCCAATCGTATTTATCAACAGTTCCCATAACTAATTGTTTGGAAACGTTTGCTATTCCGCTTGACATTCGGAGGTCATCTGATAGCAGAAGTATTTTGCGTTTTTTTGCCATAACTTTTTTAAAATAAATATTGTATTTTATAATTTTCCATCACATATCTTACGTTCGTAGAACTCACACCAATTACACAATTTAGATGGTTTTTTAACGTATTGAATATCAAGTCGATAGTTACCCCCACTATCAAACACGCTATCTGTAAACTCCTTAAAACCACTCCATGCCTTATTTACTGATATCTTACCATTTGCAGGTGCATGTCTACTGATACGCGGTATTGTGTATTCTGTATTATCTGCTACTTTTCGTTTGAGAATGATGAACTCTACTTCAATCATATCTTCTGGTATACCTAAAATCTCCGAATAGAACTTCTTATACAATAAGATTTGTGCATTCTTTACAGGATCTGTTTTTTGATACTTACTCCAGCCCTTTGTAGATGTTTTAAAGTCAATGATACGATACATACCATTTTGGGTATTTTTCATAACCATATCGATATACCCTACGAAGTTGATACTCGGTGTAACTTGCACATCGACTTGGTGTTCAATCGCAACTAACTCATCATATTTCAAAGAAAAAAAGTTATTGAAGTTTTTTGATTTCTGAAAATAATCTAAGATTGTATTTCCATCGTCTAAAAACTCCACTAACTCTTCCTTTGTGCAAATTGGTATCTCTCCGTTATTAGATTCTTTGAGATACAATGCCCGCATCTTCTCCTTCAGAAGTTCAGTCAGATTCATATTCTTATCTGCTTTACTCTTTGAAGTAGTAAAACACTCCTTTAGATATTCTTGTAGAACTTCATGGGTTGCCGTTCCAAATACCAAATGAATGTTAGATGTAGATTCGGATAGTTTATCAATATAACTTAATTTATATTGTTGTGGACATCCACTCCACTTACTATATTGAGAATAACTTACTTTTGCCATACTACAAATATAACTAAAATATTCGGATTTACCAAATATTTATGATTAAATTTTGAGTTTTAGCTTAGTTATTTCTTTCGTTGGAATACCATATCTTTCACAGATGTATTTGATATTCTCTCTACCTTCTCGTGTTGCATATAGTATCTCCAAATAATCAGATGCCTGCAACGTAGAACATTGAAAATCCTTTGCTACCAACTCAACAATAAAATCTTCGTATTTATCAGCTGCTTTACTCTTTGTATATTTTAGATATTGTCTACCCTTTGGTAATATATCAATATATAACTTATACATTTCTTTTGGTTCTAAGGTTTGTGTCAATGGTAGTAATGTAGCAATAAGTTCAACCCAATCCGGATTCATTGAAAGAAACCTGTTAATCATAAAGTTACTCCAACTTTTAAGGTCTTCTTGTGTTAAAGTATCAAAGTATGCCGGATTCTGGTCAGCCGTTAATGCTGCCAAATGGTCGAATAGTTTCTTTACTGCCATATTACTCTACTATTTTCTTAGATTTAAGTTCTTCTGGTAAAAGTTCTTGTAATGGTTTTGCACAAGCCGTACATAAATACAACTCAATTGGAAGAATTGTATCATTTGGTGCACCTGTTGCAATACGAGATGCTTTCTTAAATCTGTATCCTGTCATAAAAATTATGTTACCACACTCACATTGGATATCCTTTGCTTCTGATAGTGAAAAGTTAGGTGGTAATTGTTGTTGTTGTTCCATCTTTATTTATTTAATAATGTTTAAAATTTGAATAATTGTTCCCATAAACACAATCTCCTTGTCCACAACGAGCACATCTTTTGATAATGAATCTGCGATTATTAGAATTACATTTGCTACATTTCCAGCTGCATACTCATCAACTTTATCATATAACATTGTATACATTTCCGAATAATCATTTAACTTATTATCAGCAACTGCTTGTCTGATTTTTAGAAATAGATTTCGTTTATCATCTGATGATTTTAGCAAGTCTACCAACTTCAACTGAAAATTTGATTCAACCATAATCTTATGGTCTACCTTTAACTCACCCTTTGCAGATTGTAACTGACAGGTATTGATGATTCTCCTAATATCTGGATAATACGAACTAACAACATCTGCTACATTCTTAATATCATACTTAATAACCTCATCGGTAGAAGGCAAATCACTAAAAGCATTAACATGAATCAAACAAGGCTTCTTTG